CCAGCCATAACAATAGGGATAACCTTCATTGCAACAGGTATTTCTAACATTTTATACACCTTCTTAAAATATTTTTAGGAATTTACTTGCAAAAATGGGAATATTTAATAATATATATAGAGAGTAAAATTTCACAAGTTTTTAAATATTTTATTTTTCAAGTTACTAGACATGTTTATATTAGATTGAACTAATGGTACTACAGTGTTATCGCATTGTAGAATGTCTTTTAGTTCTTTTTTTATGTGTTCAGCAGATTTTACGTAAGCTATACAATACCTTATGCCAGCACTGACTGATTGACCTTTACTAAGTGCAAAGGCTATATCATCTTCGTGTAACCAGATGGAGGTTTTACCCATTTTTTAATACCTCTAATTTATAGTAACCATTCGCATTAGCATTGATAGGGTCTTGAAGTATCTCACCAATGTTAGTATATATAGCTGCTCCCCCAGAAGAGTAAATAGGGAAATTCTGCCGTAACCAAATTTGATTCATTTGTGAGCGTATTCTATTGGATAAGTTATGCCAGCATGATTGAGGTACTACGTCATGAGTTATTTGATCTAGCGCATAATCAGGCAATATCTTCATAGCCTCTAGGTAGGCATTGAAGGAACCTAATGGGATACTGCACGACATTTTATCTATAAACTCACCATCCTGTATGTAGACTAAATTCACATCTCTATATCCTATATCCACTAAACCAGCCCTTTCAGGAAATTCACATTGAAGATCACCATTGTAATCTAAGTGCTTATTCCAGAATGCTCCAACTCCTTGTGGAAAGACACTAACATGATTGATAGTGACCATCCTTGATTCCCCATTAGCTCTATAGTGGAAGTTACCTTGCAGATACCTTGCAAGGTCTTTTTTTTGTGTCTTATACAGTGCGAGTGGTAACCCAACAGATAAGTTAAATTCTCTGTCTGGGAGCAGTGATACCATAGCCAGCAAGAACATTCTGGATTCTGGTATACAATAATTAGTCTCAAAGACTGACTTTGGATTATGGGATTCTTTAATTGCTAAATTACCAATAAAACATTTTTGCCCATCAAATTCAATGTTTAAGTTATTGATAGGGGCAACGTGGTCAGGTTCAAGGTCTATTTCTCTACTAGCACCAATGGAATTTGGGATATAGATGTTTCCCTTCGAGTGAGTACCTTTAATACCTGACCTGCCAAAATCCCAAGATAACACTTTCATTTGTACAATCCTCCTTTGTAGGTATGTTCGTTCTCGACCGTACCAGCTAGAGGGTAGGTTCGCGGCTGGTTCGCTATGTTACAAGATATGATCGTGTTATTCAAAAATTGCATGTCCTAAAAGTGTTAATAATTTCCAGGTGGTGGTTTATTGGAAACATTGGATGCACTTGTCCAGGCATATAAGCTAGGGCAAGAATCCCTATTGAACTTCAGACAGTTGTTTTTACCTACAACTAATGACGTTAAATCTCCAGAGTTTCATAAGTTCTGGGATGATATATTGCTAAAGGGTAAAAAGAATTTTGCAATAGAAGCCTTCCGCGAGTGTGGCAAATCAATCCTAGTAATTAGAGCGCACACACTATATAGACTTGTTTATCCAAGTCCAGATTATAGTTACATAATTTTAATTCTTGCTAATCAGCGAAGTGCCAGTAAACGCCTAAAGGACGTTGCTGACGAATATTTAAGTGACCCTAATTTATGTGCCAACCTAATTCGTGTCAGGGAACAATCAGAGAAAGCCTTTGACATAGAATGCCTTGATACAAATGGAGTACCTAGAAATGTACGTATAGAAGCACATGGTAAAGGTTCTAGTTCTCTACGTGGCTCCTTAGTAAGAGGTATGAGGCCTTCTATAGTAGTCTGTGATGACTTGCAGAGTACGGATGACGTGGCTTCAGAGTTAATAACAGAAAGAGATTATGAATGGTTTTTATCTGACGTAGTATTCCTTGGTAAAGACACACGTATATTCATGATTGCAAACAATCTAGGTGAACGCAGTTTAATTGAGAGAGTAATCCTCAATGCTGAACATTTAGGGTTTGATTGGGCTAGGATTCCTATTCTTAATGAAGAGGGAGAATCAAACTGGCCTGAAAAATATACAAAAGACTTTATTGAACAAGAAAAAGAAGCGTATTCCAAAATGGGTACGCTAGACGTTTGGTTCAGAGAACGTATGTGTATTGCTTTATCACCTGACAGTCAGAGGTTTAAACCTGAAATGTTTAAAAAGAGATATTCATCAAACGACATTAAACAAAAAGACCTGAGTGTCTATATTACTGTTGACTTGGCTATTAGTCAAAAACTTACGGCTGACTTTACAGTTATATGTGTTGTTGGTGTTGACTCTGAAAATAACTGGTTTATCTTAGATATTATCTTCGGCAGGTTTGACCCTACAGAGACAATGGATAAGATATTTCAGGCCGTATCTAAACACAAGCCTATTAAGGTAGGCGTTGAGCGCGTAGCATATCAAGCAGCTATGGAACATTTCTTAATCAAAGAAATGCCTAAACGCAATATATATTTTGGCATTCAGCCACTGTTCGCAGAAAAGAAAAAAGAATTACGCATAGAGCAATTACAACCAAGATTCAATGCAGGTACTATCTGGTTACCAGAGGAAGCAAGTTGGCTTTCGGAATTTGAAGCACAGTTTATTGCATTCCCCAGAGGTAACAAAGATGATATACCAGATGCATTAGCTTATATGGAGCAAATAGCTATTGCCCCTAGTGGTTCATGGGCAAAGGTTGACAGTAAGGACTTGCCAATAGCTGGCAGTTTGTGAGAAAGAAGGTGATTAATTGCCAATACAAGTAGATGATACTACAAAAGAAGATATACTGCGTAAGATAGATGAAGATATTCAAATTGCAGACAATTACTACACTGAAGAGATTGAGCCAAAAGTAATTGAGAGATATGAAATTTATTATGCAGATCAGAAATACTATGAAAAGAAGTTTCCTAAAATCTCTAAGGCAAGCAGTGTTGTTTCATGTGACGTAGCAGATACGTTAAACTGGGCAATTCCTGCAATCATGAAAGTGTTCTTCGGCAGTGAAGATGTTATAACAATCAAGGGTATTACCTCTGATGACGTTGATCAGGCCGACAAAATGCAAGAACTTATTAACTTCCAGTTACGTAAAAATAAAGCGTTTGAAGTGTTCTACAATTGGTTTAAAGATGCTCTTATTACAGGTTGTGGAGTTATCAAGTGTTACTGGGAGCGTGAGGTCAAGAGTGATACACGCACTGAAGTTATTGGATTAGAACAACTTGCAGTGCTTAAAACAGTACCACAAATACAAATCGAAAGAATTGATCAAGTAGCCTCTGACCTATTTAACGTAACCTACACAATTTCACATATCATTAAAAACATGCCTAAAATTGAAAACTTACTTTTATCAGAATTAAGATTCAGCCCTAATTGCAGATTCTTGGCTGAAGCGCCATTCGTAGCCCATAAAAAGAGGGTTACCCTGGACTATCTACGCAGGAAAGAAATTGAGGGTATGTATGAGCCTGGAACAGTAGATAAGGTTATTGAGAATATGAAGACTCCTTCTGATACAGAATTAGATGAGTATACAAGAGATTACTATAGTGTCAATCATAATAACACAGTAGAAGAAGCACGTAAGGAATGTGACTTGTACGAATGTTATACACAGTTAGACATTAATGGTGATGGTCTATTAGAAAACTTGATAATTACTAAAGTTGAAGGTGTAATCCTGCGTGTTGAAGATAACATATATGGACGAGCGCCTTTCTTTTTATTGTCACCAGAAAAAGACCCTCATCGTATCATGCCCAAGAAGTCATATAGTGAAATGATTGCTGAATTACAGCATTTAAAAGTAGCCCTGCACAAACAAATTATGATTAATACCTCATTATCTAATGATGGAAAAATGATTGTAAGTGAAGAGGCTGTTAATATAGATGACATTATTAATGGCAGAAGCATTATTCGTAAAAAGGCTGGCTTTAATATGAGTGACGTTATCCAGCCAATGCCTGTAGTACCTCTTGCAAGTTGGACATTCAATTATCTTGAATATATTGAAGAACAAAAGGCAGAGCGTACAGGGGTTACAAGATACACTCAGGGGCAGGACTCAAAAGGACTTAATAAAACTGCAACAGGCATAAGTGCAATAATGAGTGCTTCCAATCAAAGACTAGAAATGATTTGCAGAATGTTTAGTGAAACTGCACTTCAAGAATTGTTTAGATTCTTAATTGAACTAAATCAAAAGTTCATGGATTCTACAACAGTCATTCGTATAACTGGTGAACCTATGAGAATTACAATGGATGATATTTCTGGAGAAATGGATTTAATTGTTAATTCAGCAGTAGGCATGGGTACTAAGGAAATGACCCTTATGAACCTCCAAACCATGTTAACTACTATGATGCAATTGTCCTCTACTCCTATGGGGGCATTGATTGTTTCGCCTATGAATATTTATAACATAGTAGCAAAATACGTTGAAGAATTAGGTTTTAAAAATAAAGATGCTTATGTTACTAATCCTGTAATAACAATGCAACAAATTCAAATGCAGAATGCACTTAATGGAGGTATTAATGGACAACTCACAGACCCTAATGGAAATCCAACAGGGACAGAAAGCCCAGGTGGTCAAGGAATACATGGACAAGTTTCTCCAGGAGTACAGGCAATGGGTACTGCTCCAACTAGCAACGTGCAAAATGGAGGATATAACCCAACTCAGGGGTATCTACCACGCAGTTGACACGTTTGAGAAACATGTTGATGCATATGTAAATAGAGGTTTGGTAGCACAGCAGATATTGGAGGAAGACTTTTAATGAAAATACCCTCTAATATACGAATCGCAGGATTTGATTATACTGTTAAATCTGTTGAAGATGTTCCTAAAATTAAAGAGCTAGGGGATGCAGAGTTATCAGGTTCCATTGATTTTACAGATCAAGAGATTTTAGTATCTAATAAATACCCAGAAGACAGACAAATTGAAACAACCCTTCATGAGACTATTCATGGAATTGTGTTTCATTATAATATCCCATTACCTTCTAAAAGTGATGAAGCTATTGTAGTCAAACTTGGTCAAGGGCTATTTCAGGTATTAAAAGACAATCCAGATTTAAGAAAAATATTTGAGAAGGAGTGATTTATAAATGGCATATATTCATATGTATATGGGTTCTCCCACGGCTGGTGGTACAAATGGTACACAGGTCAGTGAAGGAACAGGAACTACGCCTATTACTACTGGGAATCTAAACGCGAGTACAAACGAGGAAGGTGCTGCAATTAAACTCGCTTTGCGTTGTGATACAGGGTATAACACCTATGGGAACACTACGGTCACACCGACAGGCACTAGCGCCAGTAAATGGGCATTAGCAAATGATAATAGTGGTAGCGCAGGAACATTTGGGGCATATGGTGCAGCATTAACTATTTCCAGTATTATCAACACAACTAATACAATTTTCTGGGCTAAAGCTAAAGCAACATCTGATGAAACACCATCGAATGATACCACAGTTGATTTAGTAGTAAATACAACTATTCAAGCTGTATAAGAAGGGGGGTAACCTCCTATGGCAACACCTAATTATGTAAAATCAGGTCTTGTTGTAGACTACCACGCGGCCCAGGCTACAGGTTCGGCACCAGGGACAAATACAGTAGGAAAGAATATCCTTTCACCTAGTGCTGATACCTTTGCAAGTGGTAGTGGTTGGGTAGCCTATGCAGGAGCTACGATCACGCTAACAGGCGGTAATGCTGACCCTACAGGTGGAGTAGGAGCCTATAGGTTAAAGTCATCTGGAGGCACAAACCCTACTAAATACTTTACTACTTTAGGGCAGAGTACCGCAGGTGCAACGTACTCTATGCAGGTCTATATCAAGACAGGCGATACTGGTATAACCTTTGGTGACAATTATCTCCACTATATAAACATACCGCCTAATACTGATTGGCAGCTATATAAAATAGAAGGTATTGTAGCTAGTGATTCAGCATGGATTAATATGGCATTTGCAACCTACGCCCTTGGTGAAACAGGTGACGTTGATTGCTATGTGTTTCATCCTATGGTGGAATTAAGTTCAACATGTAGTAGCTATGAAGCCCCATTCGCGGCAGTTTGGCGTGATATTTCTGGTAATCGTATAGACGCAATTCTTTATAATATGTCCTTCAACAATGCTTCAGGATGGACAGGGACAAATACGGCAACAGACCCATATACTTTAGTCCTAGATGGTACTAATGATTATGGAGAGGCTAATTATAATAGCGCATTAAACTTTACCAGTGAATGTACTGTAGAGTGTTGGATAAACCCTGCACAGCTAAAGGATGCTTGTTTTGTAGCTAGAAATTACAGTACTTCTTTTTATTTACGTATGTTTGCCAGTGGTCAGGTTGCATGGTGGACAGGCAATGCCTCTTGTTCCACGTCTTCAGGAGCGTTGGCAATTAATACTTGGTATCATCTTGTAGCAACTAAAACCTCGGCTGGTGCTAGAGCTATCTATATCAACACTGTTTTAAAAGGCTCCACTGCTTCAGGTGCAGTTTTGCTTGATGATACTACAAGCAAATTGCAGGTAGGTAAATACGGTGGTTCTTTGTATTTCAATGGGAAAATGCCAATTGTTCGTCTTTACAATCGTGCATTAACTACTACGGAAATAACACAGAATTATAACGCTGGCATGATATGGCCTATTACTGTAGGGATACCAACTACACTAAACCTTGATAGTTTAAGACAAGTTTTAAAAACAATATTAGTAACGGATGATTCCTTACGCGGAGTATATGCTCCTAGTACTGCAACAGCAGATTTGCTACGCAAAATAGGAGTCACAGTAACAATAAACCCAGATACAGCCAGGTCTACGATATGGCAGAAGGCAGAGTCTGTCACTATTGATACTATAAGACAGACTAGAGTAACACATGGTATTGGGGCTGATACTAGCAGGTTAATTCTGCATAACAGCGCAACCTATCATGATGCCTTACGACATACGCTTTTAAATACAAGCAGCTTAAATAATACAATCAGAAAGCTTGTATTAAATTATAGTTGGCTTAGTGATTTAATACGTAAAACCACTGTAAGTAACTATCCTAATCTGGATACCAAACGTCCTGTATTATTAAACGTTAGTGTAAGCGGAGATACATTAAGGCAAGCCACTTACCTAGATAGTACAAATTTAACATGTGACACGTTTAGAAAAGGTGTATCAACAGTATCTATTGCTATTGATACTAAACGTTCTACACTGAACAACCTTCAAAAACAAGTAAACACCTTACGTCACATTATGCGTTTTGTTAGTATTACAGGAGACACATTACGCATTTACTTCCTATTAGTTAATGAAATTTTGAATGCAGACACAAAAAGAAGTATTGACGTTAATCAATCAGTAAACATTGATTCAAAGAGGCGAATAGCTCTTAATGATTCTTGGATAGCAGATACTGTACGCGCACCAATATTAGCTATTTCAATTACTGTTGATACCAAACGTACAATAAGTGATATGTGGTCTGTATTATTGGGTTCAGATACTGTACGTCATGTTGTATACGGCAATACATCTTTTACAGGTGATACTAAACGTATATACAGAAACACAGTGTCAATTTCCTGCAAAACAACTCGTAGTACTGGGAATACAATCACAATTCGCCCAGATACTTCGCGTGTTATTGCGCTTCCATCTATAGTCACCACTATAAATATTGATAGTTCTCGTACTGTAGTCTATGGTGTTTCAAATAAACCAGACACTATTAGAAAAATAGGAAGCACAGTATTACTATATGGTGATGTGTTGCGTCAGGTTAAGGCTCCTTTTTCAAAAGTATTTGACACTGCGAGACTTATTAATACTGACCTGCATTTAACTGATACACAGTTATCATTTGATACCAGTAGAACAATAGCCCCTAAAGGCGCTTTAGTAGCGAAAACTTCAAGACATATCAACTTAACAACGTTAAGCAGATACGACACTAGTAGAAAAACTAAAAGACAATTTATGTCGTTTGTGTTTGACACTATACGAACTAAAGGCACAGGCTTCATACATAAGTATGACCTCAATAGACGTATTGCGATGGCCTACGTATCAGAAGTTGATATTAGTAGAATTGTTGTTAGAAGCATAACCACTACGCCTGAGACACTAAGACTAATTATAGTGAACTTCCTGCCGAAAGAATTATTCCTGAATGGGACTTCATTTGACACAGATTACACTTTTGAGGTATCAGCTACCAGGAATCATAACTATACTACAAGTGTAAAAAGAACTAATGATTTTAGTAGCAAAATATCAAGATCACAGAAAATTGAGGTGAAAATCTAATGATTGTAGGAGATTATGGGGTACAGTTAACATTTGTGGTAAAAGAAGATGGTCAAGTGGTAAACCTCACAGGTGCAACAGTTAACCTAATCATTAAGTGGAGTTCTAATTCAACAAGAATAGTTAAACCATGTGAAGTACATGACCCTGAGAGTGGAATAGCATTCTATGTTACAAAGCCAGGTGACTTTCCAAGTGCTGAGACTTATAAACTCGCATTGGAGGTCACCTTTTCTAATACCCACAAATTTTATACAAGCCCAGTTAGTATAGCAGTTTCAGATAATATTTAAAGACCAAGTGCATAGCACAGTCTAGGGAGGATTTATGAATTTAGAGTTATTCAAGTTTGATTTACAATGTTTTGCTGATGATGGAACAACCGCAGAGGATTCCATTCAAGATACAGTCTCTGATGACCAAACGAACCTGGAAGCAGAGACAAAAGAACAGAAGTTTGACTTTATGTTAGATGAAGATGGTAATTTGATTTTTGGTGACGATGAGGAAGAAGAGGACTCAACACAAGTTGAACAACCTAAAACTACCCAGGAACCAGAGAAAAAAGAACCTCCGAAATATAAAGTTAAATCTAATGGCGAAGAAAAGGAAGTTACAATAGACGAACTTATTAGTAATTTCCAAAAGGGAGAAGATTACACACGTAAGACCCAAGAACTTTCGCGGAGAAAACAGGAACTGGAGCAAATGGAGCAAGCTAAACGCACTCCTGCACAAACGCAACAGCCTGCACCTGAGTTCAAAGCAAAAGATGCCATAGCTAAATTAAAAGAGGAAGCTATTGCAAGAGCAAGGGCAGCACTGGAACTTCCCCAAGAAGAGACATTTAATGAATATGACCCAATGCATTATACTGCTATGACTGTTGAATTAAACAGAATGCAATACGAGGCAGTCCAACAGCAAAATATGCAACGTCAATACACAGACTTAATCCAAGAGTACAGAGACAAAGAGGGGGAGAACTTTGACGAACTAGACGCTTACGCTCATTACAGACTTAACAATGAAATGAGTCGAGTGGATAGTGATAAAGTGTTACAGGCAATTCAGGCTGGTAAAATGCAAGTTGTTCGAGACTTCATCGAAGATACACGTAAAAAATGGCATGAGAAAAATCAGATTGCAACTCCTGTAGCGTCAACAACTAAACAAGTTACGGCTACACCTCCTAAAGTCGAAAGTCCAGGGATAGGTACTGTGAGTCAACCAGTGTCAAAGTCTAGAGATATGAAAGAATTTCGTGGTAAAACAATGGATGCCCAGGTTCAAAAACTATTGGATTGGGGATTGATTTAAAAAATATGATATATAAAGGAGAAGATGTTTAGATGGCTTCATTAACATATAACGCAGTAGGAAACAGGGAGGATTTGGTTGATGTAATCACCAATATTGCCCCAGACGATGCACCTCTTATGAATAAATTTGGTCGTGCTGATTGTAAGGCAATGACTCATGCATGGCTGACTGATAGCATTGGTAGCCCTGCGACTAACAAACACCTGGAGGATGCAGATTATGAAGTAGCAAGCGCCACTCCGCGTGTACGTTTGCACAACTTCGTACAAATCTTCATGAAAGGTTACTATGTAACTGAATCCCAGGAAACAGTACTTAAAGCAGGTTTGAAGTCGGAAATTGGCTATCAAATGGCAAAATGCATGAAAGAAATTGCGCGTGATGTAGAATACGCAATTATTAACAATGCTGTCGCCACTGAAGGAAGTGCTACTGTTCCTGGTCAGTTTGGAGGTATCCCTGCATTTAATAGTGTGAATGTAGTTGACTGCACTGCAAATGCTGGTGATGGAAAACTCACGGAAGCACGTTTCAATGATGCTGTTCAGCTTGCATGGGATAAAGGCGGGGTTCCTGAAATTGCAATTGTTTCAGGTCATAACAAACGCCTGATTTCTTCGTGGACTGCTGGCGCTCAGAAGAACAAAAATATGTCTGAAAAACGTCTAGTACAGGTAATTGAGGTATATGAAAGTGATTTTGGTGTCGTTAAAATGATGGCACACAGAATGCAGCCTAACTCCAGAATTGATATTCTTGAAATGCAGTACTGGAAATTGGCATACCTGATTCCCTTCAAAACTTCTGAACTGCCGAAAGACAGCCTGAAGATTGCTAAGGTAATTACTGGTCAATTGACTATGGAATGCCGTACTAAAGACGCTCATAGCGCAATTATCAATATCACAGGTTAAAGGAGAGTGTGATTAATGGGGGAGGGGTTTAATACCCTTCCCCTATTTTTTTGTATGAGAAAGCAGAATTTACAAATTGACAAAGATGGAATTATCACATTAACAAATCGCGTTAATCTAGACCCTGTGCTAGAACATGTTAACCAACAGAGAATAGATAACCCTACTGGCTGGAGCAAAGACAGAACACTTCGTAAGGTAGCAACAATTCCTGTAGAGGTGTTACAACAAGATTTTGACGGAACTATGCTTATAAATGCTCCAATGGGTAGCCCAGAGGCAAGACTTGCATTAAAGAAATTCCTTGTTAAATACCCTGAATATAAAGTGTCAGGAGGTAGTGTATGACAGTAGAAAGCTTCTTCGCAACGTTGCGTATGGTTTTAGGGGATACACGTAAGGTGAAGTACTCAGACGAACATTTAATTGAGTCACTTAACCTTGTGTTGAGTATGGCCTCTGACATTCTTGCTGACTGTAACCATTACGTCACTAAAGATAATATGACATTAAAAACAGGTGATAATTATTTACCTGCTAACTTTTCTAAACTGGTTGGGTTTGATACAACAGTTAAATACTCACTGCTAGGTTCAAAAATTACTGTAGATAAAGATTGCAAAATGGAGTACTTTTACGTACTGCCTCAGATCACTAGCACTACTGATAATTTCCCCTTACCTGACACGTTCAAAGAGGCAATGATCAATTATATTATTAGTTTCCTCAATGGTACATCTGTGCCAGAGGTTAAACAAATTATGAACGTTGACCTGACTCGAAAGGCAACAGGCAATTATATTATTGAGTTCCCCATGCCCTTTAATTTGTAAAGGAGGGAAGATATGGCAAGCGCAACAGTTAACGATGTTTTAATACGTGTTAGACGTAAAGTAGGAGATATGCAGAAGATCAAATACAGCGACAGTGATTTGATAGACGTTGTAAATGACAGTATTGAAATGCTATCTATGGAATTAATTGATCAGGAAGAACCTGATATGATACAAAGCTTTACATTGTCAGGGACTACGGCATACCCTAGACCTGATAATTTCGTAAAGTTCGTGGGCAATTATCCTGTATGGGATAACACAGCAACTACTTTTAAACACCTTGATAGTGAGTATTCAGATTCAATGTTAGTACGTTACTATGCCTTGAAAAACAGTGTAAGTACTATAGATGATACTATACCATTTAATAAACTTACTCAGCATCAAGCCTTAACTGAAAAGGTAGTTAAGAATCTAGGGGGAGGTGGAGCATAATGTTAGTCTCAGAGGCATTAACAAAGATCAGAGACAGAATATCAGATCAGGATGCATTTGGTTACACAGACTCTGAAATTATCAATTACATTAATGATGCAATTGCTGTTTTGTGGCTACACCTCATTTCTCTAGGAAAGAATGAAGTCATTAAGAGAGTAACCAGCAACATAACCCCATTTACTAAACCCAGTGATTTCTACCAGATTATAGGCAATCCAACAATAATTGAGAATGGGGATAACCTAGAAAACTATGGGAAGCTACCTATAGAGTTTTGCTATTACGCTAAACCATCAACAATAGCAACAACCACAGATACACTTCCTTTTAATAATTATGCTTACCATTCAGCAATCATTCAAGTTGCCTCAATGTACGCATTAAACAGAAATGAATTTGATATTTCACAAGACAAAGTAATATTAGACGAATTAAGGGCTTTAATTAAATAAAGGAGGTGGTCATATTTGTCTGCTGGCGTATATAACATTAAATTTGACAAAGGTAATTATTGGGAATTAAACCTGCTTGTTAAAGATAGTTACGGCAACCCTGTTGACCTAACAGGATTCGTGGGAGCGTGTAAGATTAAGTACAGGGCTACGGATACAGAAGCAGTAGCAGAGCCTGAAGTAACTATAGATACATCAACAGGTAAAATGAAACTAACTTTAAGTAGAACACAAACACTAGCAATACCTACTCCTGGCATGACATATAAGGATAAATCCGTATTCTATTATGATCTATTCATATATGACGAGGTTTCAGGGGAAAGCATTAGACTGCTAAATGGTACTGTTACTGTGAGTCCAGAGGTGTCGTTATGAGAGAATTTAACGTAGTAGTAATTAATGAGACAGAAGACATAAGGATTGACATTCGTAATGTACGAGCGCCAGTACTAATTCCAGAAGATGTAGACGAAGGGGCATTGGTCAATCTGGATATTACAGGTAATGCCAATACAGCTACAGAGTTTGAAAATCCACCAGACCTTACTTGGACTGAAGACGTTCTAGGGACAACTTGTCTAAGAGGTTCAGAGGATTTAACTATTCCTATGACCTTAAAAGATACAGGCGTTCCAGGAGAGTACACCAAAGTTAAGACAGACTATGCAGGACGTGTTTACGAAGGTTCTAAACCTGAGAACATAGAGGAATTAGGAATCACAAACGTTTACAATAAGACACAGGTAGATAACTTAATTGAAGCAAGTAATCTCCCCCAGGGTGGATTGACTGGTCAAGTAGTTACTAAACAAACTGATACTGAGTTTGATGCCGTATGGAGTGACCCCCATTACATTCCCCCTGGTGGTGAAGGTGGGCATTCTTTAGTTAAACTATCCAATAATGATTATGACGTTACTTGGATGGAAGTCGAGGGAGGTGGTGGCGGTGGTGTAGGAGATTTTAACCAATTCAAAGAGTATGAAATTGGCGATCTTTGCACCTACCAATACACTATTTATAGATGTATTCAGGCCGTAGTTCCTGACAATGTAAATAACCCCCCTATTGTTTATGACCCTGTTAGCGCACCTAACAAATGGGAAAAAATAGATGGGATTAATTACAATGCAAATGCCTATTACAAAGTAGGTGACCTTGTTTGGTTTAGTAGTTCGCTATATAAATGCATTCAAGAAAACACTGGTCATGACCCTTCACAATTCCTGTACTGGACTCCGTATAACGCCGTAGTGTCTAAGGGAACTACGGAATATGTATTTAGCTCCAGGGCTGAAATGTTGGCATGTACCACGTTTATCATAGGTGATAGAGTACGTACTTTAGGCTATGCTGCACCAGATGATGATGGAGGGGCGATATACTATATTGCGTCTGAAACAGAATCAAAATCCAAAACATGGGCGCTTAAAGTAGATAAAGCCAAAGAATCTGACCCACAGCTATATGCAATGATCAACGAAAAGAAAAGAGTTACATATAAGATGTTTGGTGCGCCTCTTAATGGGGTAGACGATGATGGTGTTGCAATGAAAATTTGTCATAGCTATGCAGACTCAATCTATAGTACGGATAGCACAGGTAATATTAACCAGTATTATTGCAAGATTGAAAACCATCAAGGAACTATTTACAAAAAGAATGCTGAACCTATTAACTTCTGTAGTGATATTGATTTAAGTGGTTCAACAATATTGGTTGATGATACCAACGCAGCTTGGGGAGGTATTTATTGTTGGGGTAATGCAGATTCATTAATCTATGACTTTGAAACGCCTGACGATGTAAAAGCAACATTTACTGCTGACAATTTTGTAATTGCTCAACCATCAAGTAGCTCAGACTCATTACCTCCAAACACTGTTTTAAAGATTGAGGAAGACCCATACACTGCGCGTGATGACTCAGGGTATTTGTATACTGTTGCAAGAAGAGAATTAATTGTACACGATGCAGATGGGATTTGTTCTACTCCATTTAGTGATGATTGGACACATGCTGGCGGTGAAGAAATTAACTGTCAAATTAGTGACTTGTCAGGTGGAGGGTATACAAATTCACAGACATTTACCAAGTATAGTTGTTCATTCGCTTATATCCCTAATAGACATGGTACCTTTGTTGGCTGTGATGTAAAAATAAATACTTCTGCTAATAAATATTGCAGTACAGTATGGGTTAAATATCACAATTGCACCATTAAAAACTTTGTATTTAGACCAAGTGCTACTACGTATCATAATACTGCATTTAAAAATTCCATGATTTACTTATGGGATTGCTACAATATACGAGTAGAAAACATCCAGGGTTTTAATGCAGCAGGTAAAAAAGAAGGAAGTTCTAATGGTACATCTGGGTACATTCTAAGAATAACTAACTGTGCTGAAGTCTATGTCGAAGATTGCCGTATGCAGGGTTATTGGGGCGCGACAGCAATGGATAGTGTTAAAAATGTACACTTCAAAAGATGCCATATGAATAGACTTGATATTCATGATTACTTCTCTAATCTGTATGCAGAGAATTGCACCTTTTATAATCATGCTATTCAAATAGGTTATGGACGAGGGGCAGCTTCCTTCACTAATTGTAACTTCTTTTGGAATCCAATTGCTAATGACTCTTATCCTTCTGCACATATTGTGGAATTTAATTTAACTTATGGTAGGGTTTTTGAGGGCATGGTCTATATTGATAATTGCAGGGTTTATATGAAAAGTCCAGCAGATAATGAGTTTAACATATTCAAAATGGAGTTTTCGCCTGACGCAACGTCAATTACAAAGCATTTTAAAATTCCTGAAATTACTGTTAAAAATGTGTACATCTATTCAGACCAACCTAGCAATACACACTATGCCTATTTTAAAGTCACAGGTTCACGTAGAGCAACCACTGGTAAATTAGCTCCCTCACATGTTTACGGCCTTTCTAATGATGGTACTGTAACATGGGAGTATATGGGGCGTGGCATTAACTGGGAAGGCACTGTCAATGATATTACCGTTGGTCAGGTTTTAAGAATAGCAGATAGTTTTCTAGATGAAGAAAAGAAAACACAATTTTATAACCGCAGGTACTATATTTGCACTCAGGCAGGTCGTTTAGATTGGAGTGGAACTAGACCCACACAAATAACAGATACTGAGTTTACACAAGGAACTGCGAAATTAAAGTACTACCCTAGCGCAATTTGGCAGTCTAAGCATTCCTATGCAGTGGGTGACGTTATTGCAACTAATCCATCAAACTTTTATCCTCTGTATATGTTTAAATGTAAAACTGCTGGTATCTCTGATGGATATTTCCCCACACATACGACAGGGACAGTCCTTGAAGGTGTCAACGATGTTGTAAATGAACCTAATGAATGTTGGTGGACATACGTGAGTACTAAATCATCCTGGTGTACTGATTGGTACGCAAATATGAGTGTATCAGACGGACAAAGGATAGAGGCTGAAGGGCGTTTGTATTTAGTTATAAAAGGTGGAACTTTAATTGAGCATCCCCCTTATGATACTTACTGGTTTGGGGAAAGTGATTGCGGGACAGCCCGTATCCAATTTATAGGGTGTAGGTGGCAACCTAAACAGTGGTATAAGTTAAATTCCTTCTGTGAGGCTGACGGTAGAATATATCAATTAGCTAAACATGATGGAACCACTACAGGGAAAATGCCTACCAGGGGCAATCCTTATTGCGTAGATGGTGACCATATTTGGGAGTATGTATCTAGTGGAAGTGGGACAGGTACATATACTGGTGCTACTGTAAATTGGGTAGCAAATACTGAGTTTGCGGATGGTGCCGCAATTAAATCAGGTGCCAGTGTGTATATCGCACAGCCCGTATCTACTGGAGCAAGCCAGCCAACAGATACCACAATAAATGCTATCACTATGGATGGAGAAAGACGTATTCAATATCTGGGTAAAGCACAAGTGTGGGTAAAATCTAAAGCTTACGCTGTTGGTGATTTAGTTTATGATGGGAACACGTTTGTATCACAATGTGTAACTGCTGGAACGTCTGCTAGTAGTGGATGGGGGCCAGTTTCTGACTCTGCCTGGAATGGTAGTGACCAAGTTGCTGATGGTACAGTTACATGGAAGAGACTTACCCAAACGTCTGCAAATGGCGTATGGCGTAACTCTTCTACTAAGTATGCATCTGGCACTATCTACTTATGCGATATTGGGGAAACGGCTGGTACAGTACGTATTTATAAATCCCTTGGTGGTTTGTCAGGTAGTACCTCACCTGCTGACACAAGCGGAAGTGAGTTTAAAAATGGGTCACTTACTTTAAGCTTTGCAGGTATTGCAGGTAGTGGTGGAGTTCCAGCCTGGACAGCAAATACAGCCTATAGTATTGGTGATCTTGTTATCTCTGCTGGCAAAACATATAAATGTGTATTTGACGGAAGGGTAACACTCCCTAATAAGACTATATTCGAGGATATAACAACAAACATCACAACTGGTGGGCATGTATTCTGGTTTTACACTGGTAACAATGTTCCAACTAGACAAGGTGATAGAGCATGGACTGTCATTCTGCGTAATTGTGAAGGTGTTAGCACAACCCCTGAAGGAGTACAAACACACTTTGGGCGTTCTGGTAATCCTGCACCAGTATATACAGTGACATAAGGAGGTGAAAATGATTGCCTGTAGTTTCTAGCAAACATAGGCAATTAAAACCAGAGGACATAAGCAATGTACTTAATGGAATGAATGTAGCACAAATACCAGAAAAATTAGAGCCTAACGAGGCACAATTGCTACAAAACTTCGAGTACATAGGGAATAGGTTATGGACAAGAGGGGGGCTTTCAGCCCCTCTTTTTACTTTCCCTGCAAATATTTACTCTGTGTTTTATGACTATGAAACATATACGTATTTTGTTTTTTTGACAAGTAAGGACGTATATAAATATGTGAAAGGTTCTCTCCCTATTGTTCTTGGTAATGCTGTGTCAGGTGATAAATGCCCAGTATGTTGTAAATATGGTGGCAAGCTTCTTATTGCAAGTGGTGGTAAATTACAATCCTTTACCTATGGTAATACGGGGTTAACTACGATTGGGACTTCTCCAGACTGTGACGCAGTTTTTGAAAGATTTGGCAGAGTAGTAGTGACTTGTGCAGGAGTTAATAAAGATACAGTTTATTACTCAGCAGTAGGTAATGAAACAATATGGGAAGATGACCCTAACGATGATAGTTCAGGGAAGTATATTGACATTGGCTATAAAGACGGTGGTGACATTGTAGGTATTACCTTTTATGCCAGTGATATTATAGTATTTAAAACAAATGGCAAGATATTTCAGCTTAAAGGTGAGTTTCCAGATTGGAAAGTAAGCCATATTGGTTCTCACAGCGACATAATCACAGGCGGTGGTATTGAACAGTTAGGCAATGATATTGTCTACGTTAGCCGTAGAGGGTTAAGAACATTGTCAACCTCTGAGGACTATGCTAATTTTACGCAGCATGAACTGGGTGAAAAAATTAATATTGAGCTAATGAAAAGTATAGGTAGTGATATGCCTAAAACCTGGAACATTAAAAGGAAAAAGCAGCTTATTATTAATCCAAATGGTGGGAATACATTATGGGCTTACAATTATAGTCAGAATGCATTCTCTGTATTCACATTCCCCAGTAATATTGTAGAGGTTATAGAATCCCCTACAGAGATACTAATAGCAATGGGTAATAAGCTTTATGAATGGTCTAGTGATTATGATACTGACGATGGTATTAAAATTACAGCTAAACTTGTTTCAAGGAAGATAGTTAGTGTTGATAATATGCTAACTAAGAAAGTATCTATTTCTGTTGAAGGTGATACTGGTAGTGCTTCTTTTAAGGTAAATAGTAAGTCAATTCCCTTTCTTTGGGGAGTCAGGAAAAGCAGAGATTATTTGCTTCAGATCAGGTCAAAAGAATTTGTTTATCAATTTGAAACAACGGATAAAATGTCATTTAATCATTTATTAGTGGAGATAGCAACATGAAATTTCATGAATGGGTTAAATGGTTTGAAGATAAGAGTGGGGAGAAGTTTTATCTCCCCCCTTACTTTAACCTCGAATTTGACGAAGAAAAAGGATTTATTACCTGGAAAAAAGAGGGTAATATAATGTATCTTGATCAGTGTGCAAGTCAAGATCATGACTACTGGGACGTATGGTTGTTTAGTAAGGTTCATGAATTGGGATGCAACAAGTTTCGTAGTTACGTTAGACGTAATATAAAGGCATATATGAGGATGACAAATTCACACATTGTAGAAAAACTTACAGATTTAGTCACAGGTGAAGATGTTTACCTTATGGAGAGGGAGGTTAGCAAAGGTGAAGGAAGAAATAAAAAAGCTAAAGTTTGACCTTCAATTGTTTGGTGGTGGTACATCAGTATCACAAAGAGAATTAACAGAAGAAGAAAAAGATTTAATTAAAACACAGTCTAACTATGTTAAAAGTATTCAGCCAGGGGTAAATGCTCTAGTATCACAAGGTACAAGCCTAATGGGGCAGGTTATTAATCCTGATTACAATACACTATATAGTAATGCAAGGACTGCGTTAGCCGACTATACAGGCAAGATTAATACGCTTGCACAGGGTACAATTCCTAGTAATTACACGGATGCTAAGAAGAACTATTACAACACTATGTATACAAACTCTCTTGGTAATCTGTTAGCTAGTAAGGCAAACACAGGTGTTATTGGTAGTTCAGTAATGAATAAATCTGTAGACCAAATGCAGAAGAATATGACCACTCAAATGTCACAAGATTACTCGTCTGATTTACAGACTCAACAGGGATTACTGTCTAGCCAACTTTCGGCAGCATTTCAGCCTATGTCCCTTGCTAACTCTGCAAATGCTTCGACATTTGGTAATGTTGGGCAGTATCTTGGCCTTGCCAGTGGTCAAGGTAGCCAGGGTAACCAAACGCTATCTGCTATTGGTAATACTATCAATGGTGGTACTTTTGCATCTTCAGACAGTGGATTCTTTGGAGGGCTTGCCAGTGGCATAGGTTCATTTATGGCTTGCTTCGTAGCTGGTACAAAAATAGCTACGCCTGACGGAGAAATTAATATTGAGGACGTTAAAATAGGTGATAAAGTTCTTTCCTTTGACGATGAGTTAAATTGTGTTGAAGAGGAAGTTACTTGGATTCAGGAACCAATGATTTCGCCTGATAATTACTTGACTATCACTTTTGATGATGGGACAGAATTAACTACTACTGATACTCAAAATTTCTATATAATGTTTGGGACTATTCCTGCTGGTAAATTACAGCCAGGTTACTTCGTGGTTGATATGTCATTGTTTAAAGAAGTAGTGAAAATTGATATGGTAAGCAATAAAGTACCTGTATATGATCTCTCGACAACGGGGGCAAATATGTACTTTGCTAATGGTTTAGCCGTAGAAGGGAGGAATAATAAGTGAGACAGGCTATGAGTGGTGGAGGAAGTAGCTCTAATTCATTAGGCACATTAATTGGTATGTTGCTTGGTAATCAGCTACAGAAAAAGGAAGATCAGGATTATTATAATGAACGTGCAACAAGTTCTTACACCAAAGGTGGCTATGATAAAGATGGTAACCCTATTCAGCAAGGACAGCCAGGGCAAGGTAATATCCAATTATCCCCTAATAATAATGGTAATATGTCTTTTGCTAATATGCTTGGTGGAAACAATAGCTTTATGCCTCAACAGGCTACGCCAAATGCACCAGCAGACTTTGAACTTAATCCTAATGTGAATTTCCAAAATGCTACACAACAACCCACGCAAAATATGCCTTCCTTGGTCAATAGCATTGACCCAAACACCTTTGCATTAAAGCAACCTGCGACACAGCAACAAGCACCTATCTCACAACCTCAGACAGCAATGGATGATGAAGCCCCTACTAAGTCAAAGATCATGTATAAACAGCAAGGGGATATGTATAGGGAAATGGCTAAACTATCGCGCAAAGGTGGTTTCTTTGGCAGAGGCCTATCACAAGAACATGCTAATGATCTACGGAACGAATATAACACAGCTATTGATGAGGAATGGGGAAAACAAAAGAACCAGTTTATGTCCTCTCAGATGGATAAGTTAGACAAAGTAATGACAGGTGAGAAAGACCCTGAACGCAGGAATCAATTGATATTCCAACGTTTGACCAAGTTAGATAATTTAGGTCTTGGTAAAATTGATATGGGAGCAGCTATGAAGGTGTATGGCGCTCCAGACTATCAATATACTACTAAAGTAGATGAACAAGGTATCAAGCACCTTATAGGAATCAATAAAACTAATCCATCTAAAGACCCTATTTATATTGCTAATCTTGGTGGAATGGATTCTTACCAGCAAGCAAGTATTGGTTTGCAACAAGAAAAGAACGCCATTGCAAGAGAAGGATTAAGTATAAAAGCAGCAGCAGCTAGTGCTAAAGGTGGTACAACACCTCTCCTGTTAACTGACCCCAAAAAGAGAACAGAAGCAGGAGAAGCTTACAAGGAAGCTTTAGGACGTATCGCACAACTCCCTACTCAGGACGAAAGAAACAATGCATTAGCAAGAGAGGGAAGAAATATTGCCGTATTAGGGGAACAAGCTGGAATGGGCATGATTCAAAATGATATGCTTTCTGCTAGGTTTGGAGGAAGGGCAGTAGACGTTTCAAATGGTCAACCTCAACTAGTAGACACAGATTCCTGGAATCCGCAATCACAACAAGAGCAAACACAGCCTAAAACATTTAGTAATGCGTTATTAGAATACTTAGCTGACCCAAAAGTACAAGAAACATTAATGATGCTCCCATAGGAGGGATATGAATTGCCGACAAAAAAGTATGACTATAGTAATGTAGACGATATTTATAATCAGGTTATGTCTTATGATGACCCCCAGGGCATAAGACAGGCAGATGCTAAATTTAATGCACCAGCAGAAGAACATGGTGTATGGGATAATATTAAGGCTGGCACAGGTAGACTAGTGTCTGATATTGGTGGGGTAGCCTCAATGTTTGGGGCAGATGATATTGGCAGGTCAATGAGTGCTTACGGGGATGATGTTTACCAGAGAAACGCAACCCCTAGAACCTCAGATTTTACCTTTAGTGAGTTGTTGAACCCTACTAGTCATACATGGTCTGCTGATGTACCTCAAATGCTTCCATCTATTGCAAGTCTATTAATACCTGCCGCTGGTGCTACTGGTATTGCAGGTAGAACAATGGTAGGTGCAGGGCGTACCTTTGGAGCATTATCTAATGCTGAAAAAATGGCTTTAATGGGTAGGGCTGGTATGGTTGGTGGCGCTACTTCAGGCGTTCTTGAAAGTTTACAAGAGGGCGGTGGAGTCACTAACGAACAGCTTCAGGCATGGCAACGTCAGGCACAGCAATTGCATCCTAATGACCCTTACGCACAGGAAATGTACTACCAACAAAATAAAGGTAATGCACAAATGGCAGGTTGGCAGGACTTTGCATTAAACTTACCTGTTACTGTGGGTAGTTCTATGTTGGCTGGCAAAATTCCCTTTGGTAGCAAATTGTCTGCTCCTATGAAGATTCTAGGTGAAATGGCTGGAGAAGGTAGTCAAGAAGTGTATCAAAACTGGGCAAGTGATTTTTCCCAAAATAAAAACTTTGATATTACCTCTCCAGAAAACATGCAAGCTGGCGCGTTGGGTGCTTTAATGGGTGGTGCAGTGGGTGCAGGTGGTCATTTAATAAAAGGCAAGGCATCAAACATAACACCTGATAAGCTTCCAGCAGGGGAAGTTGTTGACCACATGAGTAATCGTGAAGTATCTCATATGTGGCAGACTCAAATCCTCCCTATGGCAAGCGAAAATCCAGAATTTGCACAAGCATTTAGCCTGGAAGAAATAAATTCTATTCCTAAATATGAAGACAAAGTAGAGCGCATGAAACAGATCATCAAGAATAATGAAAATCTCTTCGATGATGTGAGCATATTCCCTGAGAGGGCATATACCCAGGCGCTAACAAAATATAACCAAAATATTGCATATGACGAAGATACCACGACAGATAACTATGCTGGCACTCATGGCGAGTACTCAGGACAGAATAATTTAGATGTTGCAAACAGAGACAACGCCAATGTAACTAGTCCTGTTGGGTTAGCATTAAGTAATGGTGCATTACCTGCTGACTTCCAAAACAATGTGCTTCGTCCTCAATTGCAAAATCCTCCTGCCCTGGTGGAAAACGAAGGGGTAAAAACTTCATACCCTCCCCAGTACCCCGTACAAACTAATTTTATAGAGAATGGAAATAATCAATTACAATTCAATCCATACTCTACAGAGAGAGCAGAAAGCGGAAGAGTACAGGGTAAACAGGTTGAACAACCGCCTGTAAAAGAGGCTGAAGCGCCTGGTCAAATGTCTTTATTCACCAATCAAAACCAGGCTGAATGGACTGAAGGGCTGACAAAATACGACAAAGGTGGTCAAATACCTGCAAATAGATCATTGCAAAACGTTACCCAGGAGCGTAGCGCGGTACCAGTAAAGGGAACGGAGAAGCAGATCACACCGACAGGCGAAAACTTTCAGTTAGCTCAATCGAACAATAAGGCTAGTGAATCGAAGGTGTCTCAGGCCGTTACGAGCTACAGACAAGCTACTAAAAATTTGAAAAAGCAGCTTGAAAGTGGCGCTATTAATAAGGAAGCCTTTGACAAAAAATCGGCTGAGTTCAAATCGGCTTTTGGTCAGTACCTGAAACATATCGGATATAGCCCCGAAGTCTTAAATAAAGGGCAAGGTAAGGTCAAAGCAACCCAGGAAGTACCTAGCTCTGCATCAGTAGTTAAGGCACCTGTTACCCAGGCACAAAATACAATCCAAACAAGTTCCAATCCCAAAATGGCAGAAGATGGTACTCCACTTACTTACACTCTTGCAAATGGGAAGTCATATAAAAGTACAGTAGGTAAGGTAAAAGAAAACATAGTTAAACTGGATAAAGCCATTGCTGAAATTAAGGATGGTAAATGGAGCGCGGAAAACCCTTATTATGAAAAGGGCTTGTCAAAGAAAAAGGCACTGGAGAACTTCGAGAGTGCAAAAGCTGACCTGCAAAAAGAAATTGATAAGGCCAATAAAACCGCAGAAAGGGATGCTGCAACCTGGAAGTCTGATGGTAAGGGTAATATTACGAATCCTAAAGGAGAGAAGTTCCTGGTAGCTAACAACATGCAGGAACCTCCTAAAAAGAAAGGGAGTGGTAATAACAAGTTATATTCAGGAATTGACCCTACTGAGGCCTATAATGCGCTGAAGCCACTTGTCGGCAAGACAAAAGAAGCTATACCAAAGCTTGTTGATTTAGGCAGACATGTTTACAATCAAGGTAGTACTGGTGCAGTTGATTGGGCAAAAGCAATGAAAGGTCACCTCAAAGACTTGTTTGGTAAGTTTAAAAATGTATTAAATGACGTATACAAACAGGTAAAGTCTTCGTTTAGTAATGGAGATAAAAAGCCTTCTAAACAACCTCCAGGGAAACCTCCTGGAAATATGGATATTAACCAAGTAACATTCACCAATAAAGCATTGAAGAATGAAGGAATGAGAAAGAAGGCTGAAAAACTAAAAGCTGAAGGGTGGGCTGAGAAAATTGTTAAAGACGGAAAGGTTTATGTACGGCCTAAGCATAATCTTACGCCCTATACTACTAATTCTAAAAAGTATGATAGTCTTCTTGCTGGAAAAACTTCCAACAAACAAGAAACCAGAGGACTAAAGGGCAAGATTAATCAGGCTATGGACGATTTTCGCACAGATTGGATTGATAACTTGCATCCTCTTCTAAAACTCCCAGGTGGAGAGCAGCTATATAAAATGGCGTGGGCTAACAGAGGATGGGCAGGTAAGGCAGAGGTTCTTATAGGGAATGAAAGATTTTCTGATAAGGATATTGCTAAACATGACAAGTATCTTATGAAAGAATATGGTCATAAATCCTTTCAATCCATCATTAGAAACGTCCAGGACAAACTGGAGCAATTTGGTGAATACTCATATGCAATGCGTGTAGATAACTGGAAACGTGACGTTAATCAGGAAATGTCAAAAGCAGAGGCAAAGGAAATTATTGCTAATGCTCCAGCACACTTCAAAACTACATTGGATGACCTAGTTAAATTAAACCATCATTTGCAAGATATTCTTGTAGATGGTGGTATTATTTCTAAGGAAACAAAACAGCAATGGAATGAGGTTGACCCTTACTATGTACCACTTCATAAACAGTTTGATGATAGTGCAGTAGAGGAATTGACTAAATCCAAGGGCTTTACCAATGTACAGACCCCTATTAAGAAAATGAAAGGTAGCCAAGGTCACCTTACTTATAACCCTGTAGAAAGTATGGTTAAAAATATTTATAGCTTTGTAAACATTGCTGAACGCAATAAGGTAGGACAGGAGTTTGTAAGGATGAATGCTAGTCTGCCTGATCTTGTTAAAAAGATTGAGGGCAAGTATTCAAGTGACCCAAAAGAATCCATATTTACTGTATGGGATGGTGGTCACAAACAAGCCTATCAAACTTCCCCAGAATTGTATAGAGCTATGGCAATGATGGATAGTGAAAGTGCAGGAAGTCTATTTAAAATACTGCAAATTCCTGCATCCACATTGCGACTTGGTGCAACCTTATCCCCTGATTTTGTAGTCAGAAACTTAGTGCGTGACCAATTGAGCGCATTCTTCTTCAGTAAACATGGTTATATCCCTATGGTAGATGCATTTAAGGGGATTATGTCATTCATGAAGAAGGATAAGCTATACTTTGACTATCTCAATTCAGGTGCTGCACAATCTCACTTTTTAACCTTCGACAGAGAAGGATTACAAAAAAATGTGGAAGGACTTATGAAAAAAGGTGCTACTGAAACAGCATGGGGGAAATACAATCCCATAGCATTAATGAAATGGCTGTCAGAAATATCAGAGATAGGCACAAGACTAGGCGAGTTCGACAATGCTCAGAAGGGCTATAATGGCATTGTAGGCAGAATGATAGGCGACAAGTCTAATAAGCTATCTGGCTCTGATCTTGCTATTGCACCTAGAGACATTACGATTGATTTTGGTAGAGCAGGTGTAAAAGGGAAAGAAATTAATAAGTACGTAGCATTTTTTAATGCCAATGTACAGGGTTGGGATAAGCTGTATAGAGAATTTAAAACCAATCCTTCATCAGCACTAGTTAAGTCGCTTCTGTTTATTACTATCCCTTCTATGATGCTATGGAGTCAGAATAAGGATGACAAGCGTTATCAGGAATTACCTAAATGGCAAAAGGATTTATTTTGGATTATACCTTCAGGTGATACAGTCTATAGAGTTCCTAAACCATTTGAACTAGGTACATTCTTTGCCAGTAGCTTTGAAAGAGCAATGGACGCTATGTATAAGAAAGACCCTAGAGCATTTAAAGATTTTGAAGAAACAGTATTAGGCCAAATTCCTAACCCTCTCAAAATCACTGCTTTAATTCCCTTCGTTGAATGGGCTACTAACTACTCATTCTTTACTGATAGACCTATAGTACCACAATCAGAACAAAAGCTACCTAAACATCTCCAATCATCTCCATATAACAGTGAACTAGCCAAGTTCATAGGTAAATCAGACTTGGTATCCCCTAGACACGTTGATAACTTTATCAGAAACTACTTTGGAACATTAGGTGGTATTGTTTCAAGTGACTTAGGGAATCCAATCATGAATGAGGTTACTGGCAACGGCGATAGACCAGCCAAAAAAGCAAATGATTTGCCTGTAGTTCGTGCCTTCACTGTAGACCCTATGAAGTCACCTGAGTCTATTACTGCTTTCTACGACAGAGTAAATGAATTGGAAATAGAGCGCAATGGTTATAAGAGGGAACACGGGGGCAGTGATAAAGGATTTGACAGCAAGAAATTAGCAGAACTTAAAAGGCTCCATCAAACGCAAAAGAAATTGAATGACTTGCATCAGGTACAACAGGAAGTTACAAACAATAAAACAATGTCTGCCGAAACTAAACGCACTCAATTAGACAAGTTGATGGAACAACAGCTTAAAATAGTTAGTAATAGGGGGTAACCTTAATGGGTGATGAAAACATCAAAGTTATCTTAGTCGAGCTAAATCATATCAAAGGTGATATAGCCGAAATTAAAGATGATATGAAACACAGGTGTAATACCTGTGTACATGTTCCATCAATGAAAGAACAATTGAAGTTCCATTGGACAAATATTGTTGCAATATGGTCTACTATTGGCGTAGTGGGAGCATATTTCTATAACCACTTAATAGGTGGAAAATGACTAAGACAACAGCAAACATGATCTTTGGGTTTATGGCAATATGGTTACTGGGCTGGATAGGCAATGGACTATTTGGCTCCAGTTTTGACCTTACTGCATTACGAGACATCTTTACATTCGTACTTACTAAGTATGGTATAGATAGCTGGTTAAACACAAAACATGGAGATATGCCCTAACAGGCAAAAGAAAAAGAGACTATCCGCAATGGGTAGTCTCATTTCATTCACCACAAAAGGAGTGATGTTAGTAATTTATGCAATTTTATTATAACAAAAATGTAAAGGAGTTGTCAACACCTGGAAAATTTTATTAATTGGCTGGCACCGAGCGCAACTAGGATATGCAAGGCTTACGGCCTATTTCCCTCTGTATGTATTGCCCAGGCTGTGCTTGAATCAGGATGGGGTAAATATACAATCGGAGAATACAACCTCTTTGGCCGGAAATGGGGAGGATGGGGAAATTATATCGAAGTACCTACCAGGGAGTACTATAATGGCGAATGGGTGACGATAAATGACAAATTTCAGGACTATACAAACCTGGATGAAGCCATAGTAGACTACTGTGAGTTGATCACACAGGAACCTGTCTACAATGACTGTAATAACCATTTAGGCAGTGTAGAGGACTTCGTAGGTGCATTGGCTCCTGTGTATGCTACTGACCCGGATTATGAAAATAAAGTACTTTCTACAATTTACGCGAATAATCTGGAACAGTTTGACATATAATAGAAAATTTTGTCTTGTACTAGTTTACCAATTATGCTACAATATACCATGAAATGTAAAAAACCCACCTCTGATTTGCCGATCCGGTGAGTTTCTTACAGAAGATATTATTTTTTTGTGTCTTTTTGCATCATTTGGCGTGATGCATCCGAACAATTAAGCGTTTTATTGTCCGTACATGTGTGTCAAAACCGCCCCTGCACCTTCTCATTATTGGACGTAATGAGCTGGTACCCCAAACACCAAAAATTTAATAAGTTTTAATTTAATAAGTTTTGTTTTGTGTTCTGCACGATTCCCATTTTTTGGAATGGTTAACGTGTGGCTGGTTTTGTATTGTCTTTTTTTATAATACACGATTTACTAACGATAGTCAAGTCCAAAAACTGAATAATTTTAGAAAGTGGCTCCAGGGATACCACTATAAAACCCTGCCTGTTGGCGTACAGGACAGTTATAAAAAAAATGCGCTTAGATGGTGGAGACTACCATACTAACTATTTTTAGTGAAAGGTCTGGAGGTATTCTGGTACGAAAGTACAGGACACATTAGAGTACTATGGGCAGGATTATAGATACAATGAAGATGTGGCAGTTCAACAAACTGCGTAGAACGTAGAAACTTCAGTGGCTCCAGGGGGGCATGTGGAGAAGGGGCGTTTTATTCCCTCTTTTCTAGGGGAGTAGTGTATTTCTTAGTCCACCAAAAGGGCATCTGTGGATAACTACTACTAAGCTTCTGTGGACAAGTTGTATTGCTATACTGTTCCTGAATAAATACGAAAGAGAGGTGATGAGAATATGGCTAAAGCTAAACAGAAAGTAAAGCCCACTGCACCTGTGAAAATGACTCCCCCTATCCCCATGAATATTGTGAAGAAGGGAAAATAAATTATGTTAAATCTGGATAAAACCAAACAATACTTATTATCAAATTGGAATTATATTTTGTTAATACTGGTAGGCTTTGTTACGGGATTTGTATGCTGCTTTTGGTTTTTCCCACGTACTATAACTGATACCGTGACCGTAAATAAGGAAGTACCTGTCATTCAGGAGAAAGTTGTCTATCAAAAGGACACTGTTATTCAATATTTGCATAAAAATACAGGAGAAAATACAGATGTTGAGTTACAGACTGCAAAACCTAATGTAGAGGTTAAGGTTAATGGAAAAAGCTATCAGTTTGAACAATTAGACGATGAGCAACAAAAATTTGAAAAGGGTAAGGTAGTGTTGAATGAGCATACACAATTACGCTTGGATATTACTGCAAAACAGCCAAACTTTAGTATGGGCTTTGGCTACTCTAATCATGGAATTGCAGTCCTGATTGACAAAAAGCTTCATCAAAACATGTCTACTTGGGTATATGGAGATTCTAAAACTGTAGCAGGTGGAATAAAATTTAATTTTTAGGAGTTGTATACATGGCAAAAGAGAAAACAGTGAAGGTTATTGACGATGAATACAAACAAATAACACCGTCAAAATTGAAAGCAATGCAGTACGATTTATATGATGAAGACTCTAAACTAATACTCGTATCTGGGCTACCATCCACTGGCAAAACAATCTCATGTATTAAGCTAGGAGCAGAACAAGTATTAAATAAGCAGTATGATAGGTTGATTTATATTAGACCAGTATTAATCCCAGAATACGGGTTGTTACCTGGCGAGGCCAACGACAAACTGGCTCCTTATACACGGCAGACGCAAGTATACCTTGGGAAAAATGTTCTTGAAGAAATGATGTTAAGAAAGCAAATTGAATTTCTACCTGCTGACTTGTTACAAGGTAATAGGTTTAGCAGGTCTTTTATTGTCATTGATGAAGCGCAAAATATTCCTATGGACAAAACTTATGCAGTATTATCTCGTCTTGGAGAGGACAGCAAACTAGTTATTATTGGAGATACAAGCAAAGGACAACAAAATAAGAAGGTGAAAGACAAGTCACTATTACAATATTGTATAGATAAGTTTGCAGATGAACCTTACGCCAAAATTCATACTTTACATGATGAAAGTGATATATTAGGTGATGAGGTTACCAAACAGATTATTATAAAACTGATACCAGATTTCTTTTAAAACATGCCCCTTGCCCTTAATTGGGTGAGGGGCTTTTTTTTATTTTAAAGAGGAATAAAGCAATCCAATGCAGAATTATTATACATAAATAAGGGGGAGTTATAAATGGAACATAAAACAATGACTATTAATGAAGTTATTGCGAGTTTTTTAACACCTGCTGAGATTGCTGAAATGGATAGAGTGATTGCACAAGAAATAGGTATTCGTAGAAAAAAAGGCTCTAGAAAGAAACAAATTGATAAAATTCATCAAAAGAGAATGCATAGTATGTACAAGGAGCAATAACAATGAAACTTCTTTATTGTCCTAGCTGTAGAGATATTTTTAACCTTAAATTTGAAAGAAAGACTTGTTCATGTGGAAAAACTTATGGTAATTATATTGATCATATAAACGCTGAGTATTCTGGGGGTATCACTATTGGGATTCATAACACAGAATTTAATGGTGCAATATGCCAACAAAGTATAATAGATGAAATAAAACCAGACCTTTTTTATGGGCAAAGATTTAGTGCATGGGTAATACCACTTTCAAGTCCTACTTGTAAGAAAATATAGGTTGACCAATTTATTCATATTTTGTATAATATATAGTGGGAGGTGATTGATTGTTTAACAACTTGCATATCCACTCTCACTATTCCATCATGGATGCAACTGGAAAGGTTGATGAAATTGCCAAGAGAATCAAAGAATTAGGTCAAACCTCATTTGCGCTTACTGAACATGGAACCATAAGTAGTTGGTTTGATGGTTATAAAAACGCAAAAAAACAAGGCTTAAAGTATATCTTTGGAATTGAGGCATATTTTACCCCAGAAGTCACCATAAAGGATAGAGAGAAAACGTATCACTTATGTCTCTATGCAATGAATGACGAAGGGCTGTACAACATAAAACAGCTAGTCGCAATGTCTAATGCTCTTGGATTTTATTATGACCCTAGAGTAGATATAGACATGTTAAAGCAGTATTCCAGTGGTATTTTAGCTACATCAGCATGTATGGGAGGGATACTTAAAAGTGAATATCCACATGGCTACACGCAAACCTTTAAACAATTATTTAATGGCAATTTCTATCTCGCAATCCACACCAATTCTACGCCAGCACAGAGGGAATTTAATAAAAAGGCTATTGAAATATCTAAGCTTTGTGGCGTAGGACTAATTGCAGAAGTTGACAGTCATTATATTCATAAGAAAGATGCAGATTCACATAGGAAGTGGATGGGGTTAAAAGGTTCAGGTGAATATTACAATACAGATGATTATTACTTAATGAGTGAAAAAGAAGTTAGAGAAGCCTTGTCTTACCTCCCAAAAGAGGCTGTGGATGAGGCTATTAATAATACTCAGGTAGTAGTAGATAAGTGTAATGTAGAAATTGACTACAACCAGAAAAATTTCCCTGTATTTCCTGTTGACGATCAACTTAGTTATCTGAAAAATCTGGCATTACAGGGGTATCAAGAAAGGATTTTGCCTTATGTTCCAACATGTGAACTTGAAACGTATCAAGCTAGAATGGTTTATGAGTTTGAGGTTTTGGAAAAGTGTAATTATCTCAACTATTTTTGCATTACTCATGACATTACTAATTACTGCCGTACTAATGGTATACGCCTTAGTCCTGGCAGGGGAAGTGTGGCTGGCAGCTTGGTCGCATTCCTACTTGGAATCACAAGCATAGACCCTATCAAGTACGGTTTAGTTTTTGAAAGGTTTTGTAATCCTGAACGTGTAACTATGCCTGATATTGATTTAGACTTCCCTCAAAGGTATAGACAACAGGTTATAGAGTTTATTAAAAACAAGTATGGTAATGTCTTTCAGGTTAGAACATTTAACGCTATGAAGGATAAAGGGGCAGTCCAAAGAGCAGGACAATCACTAGGAATTGACCCACAAGTCATAGATAAGCTGTCTAAAAACATTACCACGCTGAAAGACCTGATTAATGTCACTGATAATATGGAACTTATTCAATTATCGCATAAATTTTTGGGTATTATACAGAATTTTGGTGTACATGCCTCTGCTGTAGTAGTGTTGCCAAAACACCCTGCTCATTTTACAGGTATTGAGAAGCAAGGAGACAACTTTGTTGTTTGTCATGATTACCATGACTTGGAGCAAATAGGAATCTTAAAGCAAGATATTTTGGGATTAAAGACGCTAGATGTAGTCGATAATTGCATAAATTCGTTGGATGATTACATTGATCTTGAACAAATACCATTAGATGATGCAAAAACATTTGATATGTTGTGCAGAGGTGAAACTGATGGGGTATTCCAGATAGAAGGCGAAGGCATGACAAAATTGGTTGTTGATTTACAGCCAAGACGCTATGAAGATTTAATACCTCTTATAGCATTGTACAGACCTGGCACTCTTAATGCTGGAATGGTAGATGTGTTTGTAAGACGTAGAAAAGGTGAAGAGGCAGTTACATACCCTCATCCATCACTAGAACCTATATTAAAGGAAACATATGGTGTAATCTTGTATCAAGAACAAACTATGCAGATTGCAAGATCAGTGAGTGGTTATAGTCTTGGTGAGGCAGATGTGTTGCGTAGAGCTATTGGGAGAAAAGAACTAGACACAATGCAGTCCTTAGAAAGCGACTTCATTAATAGGGCTACGATTCCACAAGCTAATGAAATATGGGATAAAATTAAAACATTCGCAGAGTATGGGTTCAACAAGTCTCATAGTGCTGCTTACTCCATGTTGTCATACCATACTGCTTACCTAAAAGCCAATTACCCTTTGAATTTTTTCTGTGCCTTATTCAATTCTGAACAAGGAAATTTAGAAAAAACTGCTGAACATGTAGAACAAGCTATCAAGGCTGGTATAAATATACTACCTCCGCATGTTATTTATTCAAAAAATGAATGGACGATAGAAGACGGAAGCCTTAGAGTGGGCTTGTCTAGCATTAAAGACGTTGGCAGTATAAATATCAGTGGGAAATTTTCGACTATTGAAGAGTTTATAGAGCTAAATGGGAGTATCAATAAACAAAAACTTATAGCATTGGCCTGTGTTGATGCATTCCCTGGACATATGGCATACAATATTGACTATGTTCATTGGTTTAAATCTAATCAGAAGAAGATTGAAGATGCAAAAAGTAAGCTTGTTGTCTATGCTAGTAATCCTAAAAAGCTTTTGGAATGGCAAGCTAAACTTAAAAACATTCAAGGCAGCAAACCACATAAGAGCCATTATAATGGTATTCCGTATGATGAAAGAACTATGGTTCAGCATGATTTAGACTACTTAGGGTTTACATTGAGAAATATGTTTACTGGCTATGATGTACGTATGCATAATGGAGTCAATATATTTGCGTGCCAAATACTAGAGCAAAAAATTATAAAAGACAAGAATGGTAAAACCATGTCTTTTATAGTAGCTAAAGATATTAAAGGCAAAAGACATAATTTTGTCATGTTTGCACATAAGCATAGGCAATTGAGTAAAAATGAAGTTTATATTCTAAAAGTCAATGGTACTCAAATTATAGAATCTATGCTTGCTAAAACTTTATTGGGACAGCCTATGGACTCATTACCACTTTGTCCACCAACACTTAAAGGCCCTAATAAGTCACCAACAGCAAACCTTAAACTAAACCAAGGCGCTGTTGCATATACACCTTTTTAATTAACTCTGCGTTGTTAGGATTTAAAACAAATTCTCTTAATGTAGGAGATAAATGGGACAAGTTGTTTTTGTCACTGTATAGGTAGTCAGGTTCCACTGCGTACAATACTACTAATTGATCAAGTATTTCTTTTGGTAGACGCTTAGTGTTATCATTCTCCATCCTTGCATATGTTGGCTGAGATATTGTTTCTCGTACCTCTCCAACCTGCACCCTTACCTCGTTGTCTTCCCTATCGCGCTGTGTTTCAAAAACAGGTCGAGTCAAAAATAGTTTATTTGCAACTTCCTGTTGAGAAAATCCTTGATTTTTTCTTAAATGTTTTAATTTTTGACCTAATGTAAGCACAACAACATACCTCCTTGTCAACATCATTATACACTAAATGTATAATTCTGAAAAGATTTTTTTTCGACAAAATACGCACTAGTTTTACAATTGGAAAAAAGCCAAACATTTGTTCGGGAAAATTGATCAAATTGTATTGACAATTAACGTTTGCAAGAGTACTATAATATACACGGGGAGGTGGCGTTACCAGATGGTAATTGTTACAATTGACAGTATTGAGGGTAAGAAGGATTACGAGGAGTTTGATACAATGGTACTAGCGAAAATATGGATTGAACAGCAACTGTCCTTTGGTTATACAACATCTGAATTTAAAATACACGAGGTTTTAATTACCTATCTACCTGAGATAGACATTAAATATAATATATATGGAGGGAAAACATGAAAGATTACAAACAACTGCTAGAAAAGCCATTTCCATTTAAGTCCATTCAGTGGCGCGTAGGAAGCACAAGTAGGGATAAAACAAAAGGGATTGCCTTGGCATACATTGATAGCAGGGCAGTATCTGAGCGCCTGGATGAAGTATTTGGCATTGATGGTTGGCAAACAGCACTAAGAGAAATTCCCAAAGGTGGGGTAATTTGTACGCTGGAATGCAAATTTGTCAATGATGATGGTTCTGTAACATGGGTTCAAAAAGAGGATGGTTCTGATTTCACTGATATTGAGAGCATTAAAGGTGGAATTTCTGGGGCATTCAAACGTGTTGCAGCTAGTGGTTATGGTATTGGGCGTTACCTGTATGACCTACCTAATATATGGTGTCCATTAAAAGATGGGAAATACCTGGCAGATACGCCCAAATTGCCAGAGTGGGCTTTAATTGACGAGGAAAAGCACTTAGCAGGTGAGAATAAACCATCGTATGTTTCCCAGGAAACATCTACTACACCTCCTGTGGATAGCAACGGCAAGCACATCATTAAGGGGAATAAGCATAATGGCGAATTTCTGGAAGATGTAGTCCACACTGATAGAGGGTATGTAACTTGGGTTAGTAACAAGGATGGTCATGAGTATCAGGAAATTGCTAAGAAGCTTCTTTCTGAAACCGTGTAGGCCTATTATGCAAAAATTGCATAAAACGGGGGTAGTTATAGGCTACCCCTTTTCTTTGCAGGTGAAAAATGGACAACTATACCTTAATCCCAAACAAGATCATTGATGATGAAAATGTAGATGCACATGCAAAGTTAGCATGGATAACACTGAAATACTTTTGCTATGGAAAAAAGGAAACATGTTTCCCAGGTATGCAAAAATTGGCTAAAAAAATGAACTGTTCTGAAAGGCAGGTCAGAGGTGCTTTAAAGCAACTTCAGGAAAATGGATACATAGAAGTGAAACGTAGAGGATTAGGCCTCACAAACCTTTACACTATCCCTGATGTGCTAAAAACGTAACATCTGGAACTACCAAAATTGACAGTTCAAGAACTGGCAATTTCAACATACTAATAAATACAAGAATTAATTATTACAAGTGTTAAGAAATACAAATTCATTTAATACTTCGTATTAAATACAAACTTCGTTTGTGCTTTGGGGTAATTTATTCAAAAATTAAATTAAACATGAAGGAGTGATGAATTATGATTATAGTTAATACCAAGGTGTACGGCCTTTATGAATCACTAGTGCGTTCAGGGTACCCAATGGTTACCTCGAAAATTGATGACCTACTTTGGGTGGTTACAGACGGAATCAGGGAAGATGCTTGCTTTCAAAAACTGAATGAAAATGCACACTATAAGCGTGGAATTAAACTTGCCAAGGCTCCTGCTGGTTCAGGCCATGACAGCTTCCTAAAGGGGGTTATTGTACAAGCAGACTTTATTGCCCCCAGATACTGGTGGAATCAGGCACAACGTTACCGCAGGTTTGATATTATTTCTTCTCAGTCACAGATGCATAAAATACTCAGCATGAACATTTCCAGTATGTGTCCTAATAGCGTGAGCGTGGAAGCCATTGACAACGCTAACATGATGATAAAACTTCACAAAGAGGGCAAGGTTGATTTTGAAACAGTGTTGGACAACTTACCACAAGGCATGAATTTAGGTGCTGCTGTCACTACAAATTACCTCCAGCTTAAAACCATGTACGAACAGCGACATAATCACAGGTTAACAGATTGGTCAGTTGATTTTAAAGAATGGGTACAAAGATTACCAATGTCAGCGGAGTTGATTAGAATTGAAGATACTCAGTCTGCTTGATTGGAAAAAACTTCCTGAGAGCAAAAGGCTTGATTCTATTACGAAGATGTATTTCCATTTTTGCACGAATGTAAACATTTACCAAAACGGTAAAATCAGCAAAGATTATCACCGTGTAAAGCAGTTTTTCAAGAAACAGTCTGAAACTGACATAAATACCGTGTACAACTATTTACTTACAATGCCCCTAGAAGCTCCAAATTTGACCATAGCTGAACTTTTTAGGGTGTCCGAGTGTCATAGGTTAGATGAGATAAAAAAGCCAGTTTTACCTAACAACCAAAATGAAACTAAACATGTTTCAATAGATGAGGTGTTAGATTGGTAGAAAATCAGCTTAAACAAGTAATAAGTATCCAAAAAAGTAACTATGGGCTTTGCTTTGATTGTCTGTTTTATGATGAAAAAGAACAGTCGTTATGGTGCTGTGATTGTGATGGTGGTGAAAATTATGAATTTGGCATCCCTAATAGCAAGCAAGGTTGATCTAGTAGAATATATAAATTCTAAGATTGACGAAAAAAAGGGGATAAGACTAAAAAAGTCAGGACGAGGCTGGAAAGGTCAATGCCCTGTACATGATGGTGATGGGGATGGAACAATTTATGTGACACCTCCAACGTATTATTGCTTTTCTTGTGGTAGTGGTGGTAACATCATAAATTTTGTAGCAGATTTTGATGATTTGACCTATGATATGGCTGTTGAAAAATTGGCAGATGAGCTAAACATAGATTGGAGTCAAAATGAAACTTATACTAGACAAAAGACTATAGTAGAAGAAAACAGTTATTGTTTAATAAACTATAGAAAGAACCTGCCTAAAATAATTGATTACCTCACGCAAAAACGTGGTTTTACCCCAGAAATATGTACTGAGTTCCAACTAGGTTACCATGATGGACTTATGATACCTATTAGAGATATTAATGGTAGGACTGTGGCTTTTGCCAAAAGACAATTTGATAAAAAGCCCAAATACATTAATGATAAAAATAATGAGGTCTTCACAAAATCTGAAATATTATACAACCTAGATAAAGCCAGGAAAATTTTAGTTAAGACAAATGAGTTATATGTAGCTGAAGGATACTTGGATGCAATAAGTGGTCACCAGCAAAATTATGCCTGTGTTGCCTACATGTCGCAAACCATATCCAAGGAACAGATACAAGCTATAAAAGACCTAGCCCCTAAACCTTCAATTACTGTCAAAATTGCACCTGACAATGATGAAACAGGTTTACGTCAAATTGCTAATATTAGAGAGAAATTTCAACAATACGCCCCCAAATGTAATGTAAGGGTAGTTAAATTTCCTGATGGGATTAAAGACTTTAATGATGCATTAGTAGCTGGTATTGACATTGGGAAATTACCTACTGAGCATATTGATTTACATTGTATAAAGGTTGAACTTGAAAAATGCACTAATATGGAAGGTGAATATCTAACTGTATCTGAGTTTATACAGAGTATTACAAACAAAATGATACGTGCAGATATTGCCAAGTACCTTGCAGATAGATGGGGTAGAACTGTAGAAGATGTTAAGCAGTGGTTAGACGTTGCCAAAGATCAGGAAGAGATAATTAATAAGTTTAAGTCTGCTAGTCAATGCGTGAAAGAATATCAATTCATGATAGCAAATGATGATGGTATTACACTTGGTTACAATGGCATTGACGAAAGTCTAGATGGGGTGCGTAAGACTGACTGCATATTTATAGGTGCAAGTCCAGGTATAGGAAAAACAGGCATAGGTATTGAAGCAGCATTGCATTTAGCAAGTAAGGGCAAGCGTGTTGCATTCTTTAGTCTTGAAATGTCAGCAGCTAGTCTCTATGAGCGTATTATAGCTAATCTGAAAGGACTTAATACTAGAGAATTAAAACAATTAGTCCTAGAGGGAAAAATTGACTTAGCGCCAATAGTAGAAAAATTATCTAAACGTATAGTTGTAATTGATGAAAGCAACCTGTCGTTAGAAGATATTATAGAACGTGTAAAGGTTGGTAACGCAATATGTTTTGATGGACTTCCTATTGATGCTGTAGTGATTGACTACATTCAGATCATGAAGGGTGTATCAGAGTTTAAGGATTTAGAGGCAACTGTAGTTGGCTTAAAAAATCAACTAGCTAAACCACTAAACCTTGTAGTCGTAGCCCTATCACAATTAAACAGGGAGACTAAATCCTGGATGGAACCAGATGTAAGTCAATTAAAAGGCTCAGGGGCATTAGAGGCCAGCGCAGATGTAATACTCCTGCTATGGAAGGAAGAGGAAAATCCAAAATTGACACTTGCTGAAAAACAAGCATTGCTTGATGTTATCTCTGTAAAAATAGGTAAGGCCAGGAGAGGATGCACACAAAAGTACTTCCAATTAAAATATGATAGAGTTACATCAAGAATTATTGAATTTATTTGAAAATTTCTATTCACTTTTTGAATAAAACGTGTTATAATTGAAAATAAGAGAGGTGTTATAGTGAAGGAGAACATTAATAATGAACTGGGGCTAAAAAGCTTAGAAGAGTTCAAGAAAGGCATTAGCAAATTTCCAGCAGAGAGACAAGCTATGGTATCAGGAACCTTAGAAGAATTAATTATGGCAATCCTGCAACTAGAGCAAAATTTAAAGCTGGAACCAAAAGAAATGATTTTTATTACAAAAATGCTGTATAAGGTTTTGCAAGACTTGCATTTTAATATGCCAGCCAAACATGACCAAGACCCTATGGCATTTATGATGGCCTTAGAAAAGATAGATGTACAATGAGTTCATTTGTCCTGATGGTGAAAAAGTACTAATAACTGAGTGCCTGGAAAAATGTCGTATGTGTAACCAATTTCCACTTGGGAGGTGTTTGTCAAAAAGAACATTAACCAAAATAGCTGAACAAAGAGAGTGGACAGGTGTTCCCTCAACTACACAGCTATTAAATGGAACACGCGAAGAGTATTTAAAGTTGACAAAGGAATTTGCAATTAACCCTCAACAAAGGATATTTGCATTGTTTGGAACTGGAGTACATTCTGCATTAGAGGATACAGATATTGATGAGGGCATTAGTGAATGTCGTATAAATGATGGTACAAGCAGTGGTTGCTTTGACCATTACTATGATGGGGTATTATACGACATAAAAACATATGGAAGTTATTCTGTGATAAAGACACTAGGAATGAAGCCTAGATATGTATTTGATGGGTACTATTCCAGAGGTGCAAATAAAGGTAAAGCCAAGTTCAAAGTAGTGTATGAACCTACTGGAGCTAAAATAAGATTACCTTTATCACTACAGTTAAATGACTACAGGTGTAAACTAGAGTTATTAGGGTTCCCAGTACATAAAATGTGTGCTGAAATTATTGTCAGGGATGCAGGTACCAAAATTGCCAAGGAGAGGGGTATTACTCAAAATGCAATGCTCGTCGAGGTCAATAAAATATCTGACCATTGGATTAAATTATACATGAAAACAAAAAAAGACAGGCTATTGAGTGCATTGGAGACTAATATTATGCCCCCACCTTGTTCACATAGAGAGTCTTGGGGTGGAAGAAAGTGTCAATCATACTGTGATGTATGGGAATATTGTGATAAAGGGAGATGTAAACATGTTTGATAATGAAGAAGAAATGTTACAAGAAATGGATTTTATTTTAGGTGATTTGCAATCAGCTAGTGAGGCAATTCCTGATAAAATCAAAGAAGATGCACATTATTTTACTGAGTCAGTTTATAATTTGTTTAAAATCTTTGTAGGCTGGCATGACCTGAATGAAGAAGAAACCCTAGCCCTGATTAGTGTTATTGAATGCAATTTACTGCTAAAATTCATCCATGAAGAATTAAAAGTACAAAAGAAAAAAGAAATTGCACAAGTAACAAAAGGCACTCTTGATATTACTGGAATGAATGAAGAAGAAATTATGCAAAAACTGTATGAAATGCTAAAAGGAAAGTAAAAACATGCAGAATATAGTTATAATGGGTGAAATGGGAGCAGGTAAAGATGTATTGGCTTCCTACATGGAAGGATATTTACGTCTTGCGTTTGGTGACCAAGTGAGAGTGGTTGCACAGTTAGTCAGGACGCATCCTGCCGCGACTTGCTTCTATCATTTGTGCAGGCTTTTTAAAGGAGAGCCACCTAATGACTTGTTATGTAAAATCCATGAGTGGAAAGATTACCCTATAACTAATTCTAAAGATAGGAAGTTATTGCAAGACCTTGGAACATATTGCAGAATGCATGATGATGGTATCTGGATAAGAGAAACACTTGCACAGGTTAAACCTTCTAATAACTACGTCATAACTGACTGTAGACGTTTTGCAGAGTTTGAAGCTTGTAAAGATTGGTTGTCTGTTTTTGTAGAAAGCACCTTGGACGAAAGAAAGCAGCGCATTATTACCAGGGATGGAGAATGGAAGGATGAATGGTCTAACCATGCTTCAGAAACTGAGATAGCAAAACTGCGTGAGAAATGCGCTGTGATTGTCCTTAATCATGATGACAAAGATGAGTTGAGGGAAAAGGCAAGTCAGATAATCAGATTTCCTAAAATAATCAACAAGCAAATTATTATATAGGTGAGAATATGAAATTTGAACTTATTAGTAAGTTTGAAATTGGTGATAAGGTGATTGTGTCCCATTGTGAAGAGTGGAGAAATATAACACCTCCACCTACAATCAAAAAAAAGGCAAAAATCATTGATATACGTTTAAGTTATTCAAATCAAATAGTTTGTTTGTGTGAGTATGAAAGTTTGGAAAGAAAATGGGTAGATGAAGCATGGATGGAATTAACAAATGATTAGAATTACACGGAGAGAATACTTCCAACATTTAGGTACTAGCCAGAGAGTCTTTAGGACTAAAAAAGGTTACTGGTTACTTGAAAATGGTTGGAACATGTATTATTAATAGGTGAAAAATGGAAAAAGTTGAAGTAAAAGGCATAGAAGTATATTACCACAATTGCTGTTGGACTGAAAAAGAGGCTACACGTCATGCATTGAAAGATAATGCAAAGAATTATGCTGAGGGTAGAGTAGATCGTATTAAGTGTATTGCCTTTGATCATAAAAACTATTGCAAGAAGCGTAATGACTGAAAACTGTATTGTAAAGTTTAACTGTAGGCATAGATGGGATTGTTCCTTTTGTGATAACTACAGTGATTATCAGGCCTACGACAGAAGACTTCTATCACCTGCACAGCTAGAAAGACGTAACCAAAGGGCAGAAGATAGGAAGAACCTGAAGCAGACTGAAAAAAGCAAACAGGGAAAGCGCAATAAGTACAATAGCTACAAGTCTGAAAAATCAATTGTAAAAAAATATCAGAAATGGGGCTTTGAGGCTGAGAGAGTACCACTGTCAGGCGCACTCAAAGGCAGCTTGTCAGGTGACGTAAAGGTCTATATTAATGGTAAGTGGCGAATACATGAAGATAAAAAGCGTAGTAATGTAGAGTCGCTATATGAGCGTACAGATAACCAGACAATAATGTATGAAAACTTCTGCATTATGATGAGTGAAGATACGTTTCAGGGATTGCTACTAGGTATAGTACCTGATGTTACCCCTATGGAAGACAAGAAAACCAAGACATTGCATAAATTTTTTGACCAGGATAACGCAGACATTGTATCTATCAGGCAACATGGTAGACAAAAATCTGTCTATGCAATTACATTGGACTTCTGGGAAGAGTTAAAAGGGGTGGCGAAGTGCAATTCAAACAAATGACAAGAGTTTATAGTGAAGGCAAAGAAGAGTGCAATCATATATATATTCCTAAGAACATAGGCGAGTTAACCTTTGACCCACTTGGGCATAGAGTATACAGGGCTTGTGCTTTATGTGGAAGACGTGAATTAGTTACGACAGTAGTAGATAACTCCAATCCATTTACTTATGATGCAATAGTAGAAAGATTTAATAAGGAGTGAGATTGATGTTTTACCTGCGATCACAAGACCAAAAAATATTAGGATTAGTTGAAGACGTTGAAGTACGTTACAACAAGGTTACTTCAAAGTGGCAACTAATGGTAAATATGCAACAGTTTGGACAATGGGAAGAAGAACAGAGAGCATTACTTGAACTTGACAGAGTAGAGGCCTGGATGAATGATGATCAAGGCGTAAGAGTGTTCCAGGTGGGCAAGTAATGTTTGAGTTTGATACTGATGAATATATAAAAATCAAAAAAGATTTTATTGCTCTAGCTGATGATGATTTTGTTTCAGCTTGGGGGATAGCTGCTAGGGTTACGTTTGTAATTGATTACTACATGACCAAACAAGCTGAGTTTGAAAATATAATGGAAGAATATGAGTTAGAGGCAAATGCTAAAAGAGAATATATCTCTTTAAACCATGACTCTAAAAGTGTTGCTAATGGCAAACGCTTTGCGACTCAAAGTGAAGAAGTTATAAAATTAGAACAAACAATGCTACAAGCTAAGTTTCAAGCGCAGAGATTAAAAAGTATTGTTAGAACTCTTGATAACATACATTTCCTGTGCAAGTCCTGCTATGAACTAGGCAATAGGAAATATAGGAACACAGGGGGTTAGGTTGAGTAATACTAATAGATATGATAAATGGTATGAGACTTTAGCAGGGAAAGAAATAACTACTAAAAAGTACTTTCATGATGGTGAAAACTTTAATGGGTTTGTCAGAAGAGTGTCAGGTATATTTAGTAGTGCTACACAGTCATTAATGGATAGTGCTGTTAAAAATGCTGATTTCTTTCCTGCTGGTAGGTCACTATATGGGGCAGGTAGCAAGGGTAAATTTAAAGCTACAATGTCAAACTGTTACATTATGCCAATGCCAGAGGATAATATTGAAAGCATTTTTCAAGTGGCAAAAGAAACTGCTAGGATATTTAGCTATGGTGGAGGGGCAGGAATTAATCTCTCTAAACTTAGGCCTAAAGGCGCTTTGGTAAATAATTCTGCTAGAAGTTCTACAGGTGCATGTAGCTTCATGGAAATTTACGACAGCATAGGAAATGTCATAGGTGCAAATAACAGGAGAGCAGCACTAATTCTTGGTCTTAATTGTGACCATCCTGACATTGAAGAATTTCTCAATATTAAACAAAATGATGATAAGATTCAGTCTGCTAACATATCCATTCTTTTTACAGATGATTTTATGAAAGCTGTAATAGATGATGGAGTTTACGAACTATCATTTGATATTCCAGAAACTGACGAAAAAATTACTAAGCTTATTAAAGCAAGGGATTTCTTTATTAAGTTCGCAGAGTCTAATCATGCGTGGGCAGAGCCTGGATGCTTATTCTTAGATACTATACGAAAACACAATTATTTAAGTGCATACCCAGAAGATAAATACAAGATTGATATTTCTAATCCTTGTGCTGAATATCTGGGCAATGCGTATAATAGTTGTAATCTGGGTAGTGTCAACTTATACAATATGGTAAAGAATCCTTTTTCTACTAATCCTCAAATAGATTGGCTTGCTTTGGCAGAGGCTGTGCATCTTGGCGTTATTGCATTAGATGAAATTCTGGATTATGGAAAAAGTATGCAACCATTGTCTGAGAATGCAGATTGTATTGATAAATGGAGAGCAATAGGGCTAGGGGTATTTGGTTTAGCAGATATGCTGATTGCTCTTGGGGTAACCTATGGGAGCCAAAAGTCTATAGAGATAGTTGACAAGGTTATGAATTTTATTCAGTGTAATGCTCTTGAAGCATCAATGTATTTAGCTCAAACAAAAGGTACATTTACTGAATATAATTGGGATTATATTTCTAAGTCTCCACTGATTAAAAAATATAAAGATACTACCTTGTATAGTCAAATTAAGCAGTATGGTCTTAGAAATGCCAGTATATTGTCAATAGCTCCTACAGGTAGCATTTCCACTATGTGTGGTATTTCAGGAGGGGTAGAACCATTATTTGCCATTTCATATGAAAGAACAACACATGCACTAAGTAATGAAAAAAAATTCTTTAAAGTGTATGGAAAGTCTGTAGAACATTTGTTAAAGGTAAATGGTATAAACCCTGACAGTATTACTAATGAGGAAATTAAAAAGAAATTCCCATATGTGGTCACTGCACATGATATTTCATATAGAGATAGAATAAATGTTCAGGCCACAATGCAAAAGTATGTTGACAATGCTATATCAAGTACCATTAATTTGCCACATGAGGCAAGTGTAGAAGATGTGTACAATGCCTATACGCTTGCTTGGTCAAAAGGATGCAAAGGGTTAACTATTTTTAGGGATGGTTGCGAACGAACTGCTATTCTAACAATTGGTACTAAAAGCGAAGTAAACATGTTTGACAAGATCAAACCAATTAAAAGCGCCTCTCTTGGCAGGGTTGAGGGAGAGAAGATTGTTAAACATACAGCTTGCGTAAAGAATCTGTATAACCATGTATACTGCAACGAAGAGGGTAACGTGGTAGAAGTCTTCACCAGTACCAGCCAGGGCTGTGCATCCAATATTGGAACTATTACACGGCTTGCCTCACTTGCCTTACGATCAGGCGTAAAGGTTGAGGAAGTTATAGCAGAAATGAAAGTAAACCTATGTCCTGCATGTGCAGTGTTAAAGCAACAAGGGCAAAGGGACATTAGTAATAGTTGTGGGAATGCTATTGCTGAAGCTATTCAAGAAGTGTATAGAAAAACGACAACAGCAACTGAACCTATAAAAGAAAAGCTGTTAGAGTGTCCAGAGTGTGGGGAAAAGACTTTGAAGCCTGAAGGTAGATGCTTTACATGTACTAACTGCATGTACAGTAAATGTGAATAAAAAAAGAGAGAGGGGGTTCCCCTCTCCCTAACTCATAACCTTTTCAGATTTAATTACTAGACCCTGTGAATCCACATAGGTCTTCATCTTAAATGTGAAGTCTGGTAATTGTGCAAGCTTTTTGTGACTCTCTAGCTGTAAGAAGTCAGATACCATCATGCATAATCCTTCATACTTGTCATTTACTTCAGAGGTTTTAACTTGCTCATCATTTAAAGACTGTTCAGTACGTGTAAGTTGATTTTGAAGTTCTTCAATTTTTAAGGCTTGTGCCGAAATTTCTTTTCTTAGTTCTTCAACAACTAACTCGCTAGATTTGGAAGCAGCTAGTTCCTGTTTTAACTCTCCTACCTGAGTAGCTACTTGGAATAATGGCATTAATCCAGAAAATACAGTATTTAAGTCAATTCCTGCATTCTCTGAATAACCAACAAGCTTAGATAGCACTTCCAGTATGTTGTCTGTTTTAACTGGTTCTTCAGGGGTTACGATACAAGTTACAGTTTCTTTAAAGAGGGTTTGAGGTTCTTCAGCAGGTGTTTGTGTTTTTTCTTCTTCGTCTGGTGTTTCAATATCAATAATTCCATTATATGGAACTTGTTCACCGCAGAAGTCACAACGATAATACTTTTCGGCAGGTAAGAGTGTCATCACTTCATTACACATTGGGCAAAAGCCAGAGTTATCATATTCTTTTTGTGGTTCATCTTTAGTCTTTATACGATCTCTATTGGAATAGTAAATGTTTTGATAGGTTCTATGACTTGCGTTATCCTCTCTTGAAAGAACGAGAGCAGCTTGATAAATAGTGACACTATGTTTTTGTTGGTAATCATAAATTCTTTGAGCAATTGCGGTTTTTTCATCTAGTGCCTTATTATTCCCTCTAGTCTTCGAGAGTGGTCTGGGTGTAGGAATTTCCTTACCCATTTGAGTTTCTAAACGTTTCTTCTGCGAGTAATACACTGAATTGACAGTACCAAACGAAGCCCCATGTAGGTCGGCATACTCTCTCATAGCTAATTGCATAGAGACTTGTTTTTCATTTGCATAATTTACTAACCAATCGTAGCACTCTTTAGGATTCGATATGACTCGATATTGTGCCATAAATCTAATCAACTCCTTATATCTCTAATTATAGTACAGCATAACACGTTTGTAAACGAATGAAATTTGTCGAAAGAAGGTATATAATGCGTAAATTTGAAATAATTAGTAAATATCCTAATGCAATCCTCCCTATACGTAAAACCTCGAAGAGCGCAGGTTATGATATTTGTGCTTATGAGGATATAACAATACTGCCTGGTACTGCATCAGTAGTAAACACAGGTATTAAAGCAGCAATGCTAGATGACGAATATCTAGCTATTCATATTAGATCAAGTTTGGCTATTAAACAAGGTCTTATGTTAGTTAATTCAACTGGAATTATTGATGCAGATTACTATAATAACCCAGATAATGAAGGACATATCATGATTGCACTCTTTAATACTACGTATGAATTGAAACACATTAAGGCTGGAGAAAGAATAGCACAAGGTATCTTTACCAAATATTACAAGGTAGATGGTGATTGCGCTTCTGAGGAACGCACAGGGGGCATAGGTTCAACTAATGAAATTACTGGTCTATCTGTTTAATTATGGTAACTCAGGCGAATATTTCTATGTTCGTATTGAGGGTACAAGGGAGGATGCTGAGAAGGTATTAAGCACCTATTCTAATGATGTTAGGTTTCTTGGTGAGAAGACTGAACGTAAACGAGACAACGGCAAAAGAAAGATTGGCAATGTAATTATAAGGAATTGTGCTAGACATGGATAAACTACGCGCAGTCCTTAAAGATATAAAAGATGAAATAAACGTATCTATAGAGGATTATTCGAGATTCGAGGGGTTAAGCCCTGAAGAAATATTAATTGAGAGAGAAACGCTGCTTAATGTAATTGATTTTCTCCCTAGAGCTATAGAATTGCTAGATGATATAGATAGAGAGGTTATAACGCTCTATATAGTCGAAGGATGGACACTACAGCAAATAGGGAACAAGCTAAAAATAACACATCAAGCAGTTTCAGATAGATTAAGAAAAATACCTACAAAAATTCAAAAAAATTTTGTTAAACTTACTTGCAAAAATGGAATAGTTAATATATTAAGTAGAGAGGATTTTGTTCCAGAGGAAGGTATCCCCTTTCATGCAGGTGGATTAACGTCTTTAGGGTTCCCCTTTCAATTATTGTCAAACTGTAGTGACAAGGGTTATTGGGGGCAAATAGATTACCAAAAAGCATATAAGTCTAAAACAAAGTGTTTAATACCTGAATACTTCTACGAGTCATTTGGGGATAACGAAACAACTTGTACAATTTGTGATGGTAAAAAATGCAAGAGGGGTTATAACAATAAGTGAAAATGACGTGCATTCCTCGAATAGATGAAAAAGAAATTATCCTCAGAGTATTTGCTGATACTCATATTGGAAGTTGCGACACTAATCTAAACATGTTTGATAAAGCAATTCAAGAAGTATATGACACACCAAACATGTACGCCGTGTTCTGGGGAGATATTTTACAGTTTGATTTAAGAGCGCATAAGGTTGGAGATATTTATAGCCAGGTAATGCCACCTGATAAACAAGAGGAATACGCTGAAAATGCTATATCCCTAATAGCAGAAAAAACCCTAGCAATAATGCCAGGGAATCATGAAAATAGGAGTAAAGAGGATAACCAGCCTATTAAGAGGATTGCTAGACACTTAGGGTTAAATTTCTGTGACGGTGAAGCATTCCTAAAGCTGCCTGTCAAAGATCAGTGTTATACGATCTATGGTATACATGGGTACGCCACAACAGAACAATCAATCATCACCGAATGGAGCCGAATGGCTAACATTGTTGACGCTGATATATACGTTGTGGCACACGCACATAAGCCATTATACAAGCCTGGAGCATACTACAGAACAGACCTGTACAACAAGTGTATCCCTATGGTTAAAAAGCACTACATAGCCTGTAAATCGTTCCAGGAGAGGGGTTTGTATCCACAACGTAACGCAATGGCACCAACGCTTTTAGGGACTGTTGATATTAGATTGCAAGGTAAAACTAAACATGTTTCAGTCGAACTTTAAATTCACCTTAACAGGCTGAAATTTGATTTCTCCACTATGGTCATAAGCTTGTTGTACCTCATAATTATCAAAATTGATTCTTGAATGTATAATACTGTGAGCCTGACCTTTTGGAGTACCATACAAGATTATTTGTACGTCATCGTGGGATAGGCTTGTTGCAATAACTTTTCCATCAGAGACAATAACATAACTATCTAGAGCTATCTTCTTCATCATCATCACCTCTTATAAAAACATCATTTATATTTGTTCTCTTTTCATCTGGGTTAATCAGTGAAAAGGGTGGGATAATATCTCCACTATTCCCATAGGTGCAATAAGCCTTTGTGAATACCTTAGAATTAATTACCCCAAACAATCTGCATATCATAGGCCTTACTGGATATATAGCGCAATTCTGTTGTACGTGGTTACGAAACAAGCATTTACCAGGAATAAAATTATCTTCTAACTGTTGTTTTGTTTCATCAGGCATGGTGTGTAAATAGTTATTAATCATCATTATTTCTGCATCAGTTATGGGAACCATACCACAACAATCACCACAACTTCTGCATTTATGTTCAGGAATCCCTATCATTTTTAAAATCTTCCTCAACTTCTAGAATAACTTTCATAAGTTGAATTTTGTCTTCTAGGTCAATACCTTTTTGTGAAGCTACTTCAACAACCCTAGCCCAATATAAAGCGTCCATTCTGCCGTATGGATGCATAGCAATCCATTTACTGTTAACACGTACAAATGATAGTGTCATTGTATTACCCCCTTGGATGGAATTTATGATGAGTATTTATCAGGTGTTCTTTAGACATATGAGTATAGATTTGAGTGGTAGAAAGGTTGACGTGACCTAACAACTCTTGAACAGTTCGCAGGTCTGCTCCATTGTTAAGCAAGTGAGTAGCAAAGGAATGACGTAACGTATGAGGGCTTATGCTCTTAGTGGTGCCTAGCATATCAATGTACTTATCAAGTATATTTCTATATGACCTAACTGACAATGGACTCCCTTTATAGTTAAGGAAGATAATGTCAGTTTTTTCATTTATTAGTACTGGTCTGCTTTCCTCCAAGTATAATTGGAGTGCATCTGAAGCCCTAGCCCCAAATAGTGCTATTCTTTCTTTCCTACCCTTCCCATTCACTACCAATGAATTACTTTCAAAGTCAATATCATTCAGGGATAAGGAAGCAATTTCACTAACCCTTACCCCTGTTGCATAGATCATTTCAAGTATAGCTAAGTCACGTATACCCAGAGTATCATACTCAGGGAGATTTAATAGTTCATCGACTTCTGCTACGTCCAGGAAGTTAGGGAGAAGTTTAGGCCTTTTGGGGGAATGAATAGATTTACTTGGATTGCTAGTATAAACACCTTGATTAGTTTGAAAGCGTAGGTAACTACGGATGGAAGATATTTTTCTACATACTGTTGATTTTGCATAATTCGCACTATTGAGTACCTGGAGATATTCACGTATAAGGGAGGGGGTAACATATCCGTCCTCTGCAAATTCTAGGAAGGAATTAAGGTCTTGTGTGTAGCTAATAATAGTATGGGGGGAGGCATTCTTTTCAATCTTTAAGTGAAGAATAAAATCCTCTAAGGAGGCCATATCAACACCTACTTTTTAGGTTCATATACCCAAACATCTTTCTCTACTGTTTCATCACAACCTTTGTCTATATTGTAGCCAGTCAAGATACGTGTAGTGTGGACAAACCCACGCCTTTCTAATATTCCAGGCATAATATCACCCTGCACGTCAATACAAATTATGGGTTTGTTTTTACTTAGCTGTTCGCTGAAGAATCTGCTAACATGACCTTTTTCTTTATTCATGGAAAGCAGCATAGAAATAATGATTTCTTTTTCATCTTCAGCCATAAACACAGCTATACCATCAGGGCGTAGGTGCAATGTGATTACCTCCTTGTTTTAAACCCACGATCATTATATTTGTAGCCAAAAATTCCATCAAAAAAGATACTTTCAATTTCCATAGAGTCTTGTTTGTTGAATGGTTCCATATCAATAAAAGCAAACAAGTTCCCATTTCTCGAAAAAGGACATATACAAGATTTGACAGTACCAGTAGTATCAATACCTGCTATCTGTATTACTTCAATTCTGTTAGGGTCTTCTGAGGGACGTACAAGGGATTTACCTGTACTATTTGGTTTATACAAACTTACCCAGGCTTCAGTACATATGGCAATAATATCCACATGAGGGTAATTAGAGATAAGACGTTGTAAAGCAGGGGAAACCATAGCCTTACACCTATGATCACTCATATTTAGCATAGAAGGAATTGGAAAAAATTCCTCATGACCTGTAGAGGAATGAATATAAAAATATCCATTTCCCAAATCCCTCTTGTCTACCATTATTTTCATGATTTGCTGTTTTAAATCAGCTAGTTTTTCTGTTAGTATCATAATCTTTTACTCCCACTAGAAAGTCTTCTACAGCCTTGTCATAAGTCAAATGCTCATTGCCTACAAGGTGCCATAAATAAGGATGGTCAACCATATTACCACGTTGCCATTTTTGTTTACGCCAAACAGGTTCATAGTCTGCATGCATTGGCAATACATCATCATAAATGTGCAATATATGCTCCATTGTAACCTTACCATCATGACCTTGTAGGCACTCCAGGGCAAGAATCTGTATAAACCCAGGATTGTTTTCACTGATTATTTCAAGGGCTAAAAAGGCCTTATCTGTAAATCTGTCAATTAGATTGGTCTTTCTTAATTTACTCAGTAACACGCTTCCAGCAAGTTGCATTTCCTGACCTTCAACGTTAATAGGTTGCCCGTTGTCCTTACCTACCATTAGGTAAGCTAAGAATGACCATTTAGTAGTAACATCCACTTTCTCAACCCCTATCAACTGCATATCTGAATAAAATAAGAATGACCCAAGTTACGAGCCATTCCATTTTATCAGTTCCCCTGTCTTTGAAGTTTTAATAGTTCTTCATAGTCTTCTAATACTTGCATAACTTCTTTACTGATTTTCCCTAACAGAATATCCATCATAACATCAAGGTTTGCGTCAAAGTTGTCTGCAATTTTTTTGAGGATTAAGGGATTTGGCTTTAGCCGCCTCCCTGTCCTTATCTGACACAATTCACCTGTACTGATGTTCATTGTTTTAGCAGCTTGGTTATAGGATACGCTACCTTTTTTCTTGATGTGATATTCAATATATTTGCCCAGGACTTCAAGGTTATTGCTGAGGCTATGCGGATTGCTCTTGTTGTTTATCATTTTCCTTTGCCACCTCATTGTCTGTCTTCGTCATGGCAACCTCTTTTAATGCTTCTGCACCTTTGGTATCCCCCTCAGACAACGGCTGTTCAGTGGCTGTAGCAGTGGCTTCAGGTTGGTCAAATAGACTTTCCTCTTTGCCTTTTTCTTCCCATTCAAGAATAGCAGTTTGAACATAGTCATCCAGGTATCTTTCGCGGATTTTAACAGAGGCATATTTGTTAGTGTTGCTTTGAATGGATTTAACATAATCTTCTGGTAGGGCAGTGTATGCTTTTACCAACATCTTATGGAATACTTCAGGGGGAACATTGTTTTCAATAGCATGTTTGCAGACAAACACAACCACTGGTAAATGAACTTTCTTCAAGATTACTTTTGCTTCTGCATCAGTAAAGGGGATTTTGGAAGCGTATTCAAACAGGGATTTGATACCTGCCTTAAACTCATCAGGGAATCCAGCATTTAACGTCATAGCGTATTTACGCATTTCAGCGCCTGAGAAGTCCATCTGGTAACCTTCGACAAGGGAAGCTACCTGAGTAATAATTTCATCAAACTTAAATCTATTTTGTTCTTTCTCAGTAATGGCAACCTTTTGCCAGAAGGGGAGTTCTTGCAATTCAGCAGTAAAGGATTTTAGACCATTGTCAAGCTGTGACATGGTAATTTCCCACGGAGTTAACTGCATACCCTTTGCATTGAGGAAGTAAAATACTTCTTTGATCTCGTCGCTAGTGGCTTCAATCATCTGAATAAGCATAGGTGCATAGTTACTGATAGAGTTCTGAATTTCTTTGGGAAGGTCTTTGTAATATTTTCCAACCAGCTCTACATCACCAATGGTACGCGCATGTTTTTTGGCGGATTTGCTACCGTAGAGAGGAAATTTATCCGTCATGAATTTAAAAACTGTGGTCAGTCGCTGTTTACCATCAAGCACATAATAAGTGCCATCTTTGTATTCAGCCAGGAAAGAAATGGTAGGGTACCCTTTGATCATGGCATAGATGAAGTCTGACATACGTACATCATCCCATACCTCTCTGCGCTGTACAGCATGAGTGAAATTTACCTTCTTTTTAGAGAACAAATTGAGTAGTTTGTTGTACGTCATGTTATTAACTTGTGACCATTGCATAATTACTTCACACTCCTAAAATTTGTTTTTTTATTATTTACGTTTGCAAACATATTATACCACGGCTTTTCGTGGTTATGCAATAATTTTCTATAAAATCACCCCTTTAAATTTTTTGTGGTTCTTAGCTCACAATTCTACCACCCATTTACTCATGAGTGGCAGTGTTGCAGAGTTAAGAGGAAACATCTACCCTCTTTAACATTTCCTTCAACTGCTCTTGTAAAACTGTGACACTTGCCTTTAGTCCAGACATTTCTGTGTTCAGCAGTCCTTCATACTCTGTAATCAATTTCTGATTATCCGCAAAGGATTTAACTGCCTCATTTAATTTACCCTTTGCTATATGTTGATTACTTTGTAGTAGTGTAGCATACTGAGAAATTAACCCTTGTACTGTAGTCATAGTCGCAGTGCCAGAGATACCTAGTTTTACACTTATTTCTCTAGCGTTGCTTGTTACTTCATGGATTAGTTTGTTGTGGATTAGTTTGCCCTGGTCATCTGCTTCACCATCAGACCTTGGAATGAGGGGGATAGTACTAATTTCGCAATCTTGGCTAATGCTTTTTAGTAAGTTACTTAGAGATTCTAAAACTGGTTCATATTGTATAGGAATAAATTCAATGCCACCTGCTTTCCTCATGGTAATGCTAGACATTTTGTGTAGTGCATCTTTGGTCATTGTACGAATGGCATTGCCTTCATAGTATTCAGAGTACATATCATACATGTTTTCAACTTCACGTAAAATAAAATCAAAGGCCTTGTTTTGTACAATGGTTGCAACAGATTTCATACGTGTGTTATAAACAGCAGTCCCAATGTGTTCCCACTCAGGTTGAACCTGTGCATCAACCTTTAGTTTTAATGTACTAGTGTCATTGCTTTCTGAGACAAGGCGCTCATACATTCGTATTAGTTTATCTCTGTCATCTGTCTTGATTTCCCTGACCCTGACAATAGCAACCCTTTTGGGGGGAATTGCTTTAGTAGTGGCACGTTTGAATGCATCTACCTTTCTAATCTCAGAGGGTAAATATTCTTCAGGCAGACCAAACTTTTTTGCTTGATCTTTTAAAAGATCAGCCTTGATCATAATGTCTTCAGGAATACTATACCAAGTCAATACACCTTTAGGCTTAAAGCCTGTGTAATTATCAGTCGCTAAAAATGACTTTTGCATAAAAACCTATCACTCCTTAATTTCAATCATATTTTTTTATACAGTGATTCAACAGAATTTACATCCAAATTATCCCAACAATTATCAACCCATGACATATCATATGCTCTACGCATATATTTTTCAGTAGTGCCTAACAGTATCATATTAGCAGTGAATTTCTTTTCTGCTTTGACCTTCTTCAAAGTCTCAATAAACTCGCCTGACATTCCACAATCGCCGTCTGTAATCATTACTATGTCAGCTTTGGTGAATTTGCTATCTTTTAACTTATTCACTGACCATTCCATAGGCTTCTGGAAGTCAGTACCACCTCCGTAAAATGCCTCTGCAAAGTTAACTAAATCAATAGGGGAAGATACTTTCCCAAATTCAAATTGACCAGTAATCAAATCATCCTCGCTGTCACCAAATATTGCATATGCAAAGTGTCTCTTTTCCTTTTGGGCTATAGATAACAGGCCTAAAGCAGTAGCTTTTGCCCATCCATCACGAGTGTTACCATTTAAGTGCTGGTTCATGCTACCAGAACCATCAATCAGACAAATAATCTCGCCCTTACCAGCATTATCATTTATCTTTAAATCATATTGCAGTAATTGCTTTTCTATGAATTTTTTATAGAATAATGTTTTAGTTTGTGGACGTGCAAGCAATACACTCTCGCTTGGTAGTAAGTTGTTTATATTATCTCCTAGTGTAATAGAATGCAATTCTACTCTAGCATGATCAAGCTTTGACTTTCTGCTGGCGCTTGCTACTGCTTTAATTCTGCCTAATAGTGCGGAGATATTACTCAGGCTACTAGACTTCTTGATGTGTTCAAGCAGTGCTGCTCTTTCTGTAAAGGGTATTTGTTGCAAGCTTCCTTGGCCTATACCCCAACCAGACATTAGAGAATCATTCTCTTCTGCTTCCTGGAGCGCCTTTTGTCCAGCCTGATTAATTGCCCTTCTGAGTGACCCACTTGCTGACTCTAGCAATGTTTCCAAACCATCACCGTTATTGTCTTCGCCCATAGCGTTAATATAGTTGACAATGTTCTGCAATTCGGAATCATTTTCAATGCGATCTAGAAATTCATCTAGTAATGTTTTTGTACCTAGTGCAGAGGCGAAGTTATCTAACATAGTGTATTGTCGTAGCTCTTGGTATAGAGGGTTTTCCATGAATTTCTTCATCTCGTCATGATTTAACTTAGATAAAGGATTGCTATTTACAACAATTTCAGGTGATGATTTGTACATGCTATAGAACACATCTTTTGATAGGTCAGAGAAAGTTTTAAGCTTTTCCTGACCCTGCACAATAATGCTTTGTAACTCAGTAGCCTGTGTAAATATGTCCTCTGCAATCATAGTATCAAAGGAATCATGTTTTACTACAGATAAATCACTCATTAGATCACCTACTTACACCATACTTATTTATTAAGACTTGTTCTAAGATAGGCCACGAATCAGGAAAAATATTGTGTTTCTTTCTTAATTCCAAGTCTTTAAGGTCTACCAGTTTATCATACTCATCATTTGACAAGTCATCTGGTAAACTTTCCATATACGCTTTGTATTCAGCCTTGCATGCATCGTATCTTTTAATTAAATCTTCGTCATAACCAGGATTAAAAGGGGGAGGTGGGTTATTATGCATTAGCTCAAATGCTTTTTCTAACTTCTTAAAGTTCAATTAGTTCACCACCTTTAGATTTTAGTAATGCCTAACAATATATTAACTAGCTCCTGGTTCATGGATTTTACTTGCTCTAGTCTTTGCTCAATCTTAGTAAAAGGTTTTCCGTCAGATTTAGCAATGTTAATCAGTTTTAGTAGCTCATCCTGTGCTATAACAAACTTCTGATTAGCTTCATTGACTGCTAGGTTACGCTCATTGCCTCTTTCCATGCCTTTAATATTGGCAAGTAGTTCAACACACGTATCATAGTAATCAGTAGCTTGCATAACAAGAGGATTTGCAAAACTCATAATGACCTTACGAATGTTTTTGTATTGGTCTGGAGTATCCCAAAACGAGTGAGAAAGAATCTCTAAATCATCTTCGCATACTTCTGTGCGTCCATCCAGCCATGCATGAGCGCATAGCAAATTAATACTCTCATTGAATTTCCTGTCAGATATATTATATCTAACTGCATCTTTTTTTGCAGGGCGCGTTAACTCCTTCCATAATCTCACAAGAGTATTAAACATACCATCATTCATGGTGACCTTTTTAGCTTCTAATTGAGCATGTTTAATCTGTCCCAGTGTAAGACGTACAGAGGGGGATAGTTTGCCAGCCTTTTTATTCTTTAGCATTTGTAAGAAATTACGTTCATCTTGTATATATTTGACTTCGTACTTCAGATGAAGTCTATCATACAGAGGTGCCAACTCACCTTCACTAGCTCCAGTTTCAGGCAATTCATTACTCATGCATACTAAACACATAAGGGGTATATCTACTGGTGTCCCTTGATCAGTAAAGTAAACACGTTCATTCATAATAGGCAATAAAGTATTTAAGACAGCAGAATTGCATTTGAATATCTCATCAATTACTGCAATTTCAGCCTCTTGCAATTTACCTGTACCATTTCTGATATACTGGTCATTCTCCAGGCCTTTAATGCTTAATGCCCCAAATAGTTCTTCAGGCGCTGATACCCTAGTTAATAAGCGTTGGAAATAATTAGCCCCGTCAATTTGCTTGCACGTAGACTCTGCAAGTGCTGTCTTTGCTGCTCCCCTCTCCCCTATAAAGAGGATATTTGCTCTTGCAACAGTAGCAACAAGCACACCTTTAATCTCATTCTGTCTTTCCAAATAGATAGAGTTTAATTCTTGTTCCAACTTCTGGAATGTAGCAGGTGTAACAACTTCAGGGATAATACTCTCGTAACTTCTAGTCACTAACATCACTCCCATTTCTTAATTGTACATACATAAATCCGCTATATGATATATTCGTGAACATGTGCTATTTCCCTCTATTCAGTCCACTAAGAGAAATATTTAACTACAAGTTAAATTTATATAGTATCTCCTGTACTACTCTAGTCTATAAAACTTTTCATTTTCCATATTACGACTACAACATATACAGCAAATAATATAGCAAAACCTGTAATAAATATTTCTTTCAAGGCAACAACTCCCTTATAATTTGGTTTGCATAAACTTCTTACAATCACCCAAACCCCTAATGGACTGAAAGGAAGGAAATAGTATTTTTGTGTTAGTTATTTACTTAGCTTACTAAGACCCTGCTGTATTATCTAGTGTTATAATCCTCAAAGGCCTTATTATACGCCGTATGAGCAAAACACCTAAACCAGCACAAGCCTTGTGTTCCAGGATGGTATAAGCATGTTGCAAACTCATGATTTGCACCATCTATGGGGGATTTAACATGCCATTTAATAAGCATTACAAGATGAACACCATCTATTGATGGTTTGGAAAGAAGTAGCTCACGTTTTGACTCTGCAATAATATCCAAATTGCTGATGCCTCCACATACATTATTACACTTCTTTGTTTAATTTTGCATAAATTACCCATGTTCCCTTGTGGTCTTAATAAGCTAAATGAATAACTAACACAAACAGCATAGCATATAGACTTATACTCCATTACTCAGCCTATAGATTGACTGAGTAAAGCATGTAATTGCTTTTATTTTTTATTCCCCTTTGGTATGGGCATATAGCAGTTCACACCAATTTTAATTTTGCCATGAGTATTAGGCACGTCTTTATTGCCACCTGTAGTTCCTATGATAATAGACTTGGCTGATTTGCTTTCTTGGTGGGAAGATTTGTCAAGCAGGTTGATTCTAATTGTAAGGATACCAGTTTTTTCATCCAGTACCATTTCACAATTACGAATAGGGGCAACGTTTTTAACCTCTTCCTGTTCATTGTTAAGTAAATCTGCTAATGTCATTATAACACACACTCCTTAAAATTTTAATATTTTTATTTAAAATTTGCATAAATTACCTATAGACATTAACCTATAGACTGAGTAATAGAGTACAAGACCTATATACTATGCTATCCAACATTGCTACATAACTTAGTGCGTAGTCTCTAGGGATTTGGAACAGTTTACCCACTCCCATACAATCTAAGTTGTCACCAGCTTGACACGCTATAATGCGTATTTCTCCACTGTCTTAGATTATTGTATGCCTGTGTTCGTAGGCTATCGCCCACCCTTAATTCACAGGGTTATACGCCCATCATTGAGACTCTATATGCAGTTTTCAAGGAACAGTAGCTAGGATAGAGAGGAAAGCTCTTTGTTATGCTTGCCATTGCTACCCAGGCTAGAGCAGATCACGATTGCGAACCAGTGAACTCTAAGGAACCCAGTTTAGCCGTGTCTGTCTAGGTGTTCGCTGTGCGGTTTTTTGACCTGAGTTCAGTGTAGCACGTTTTAAAACATGTTGTCAAGCAAGTTTTTAAAAGTTTTTTGAATTTCTTTTTTCTACTGCTTGACGCTGTGTGTTTGTGTTTCGCTGACCTCTTGACTCTATTATACACAATCTAAACATGTTGTATACCCCCAAATTGAAAAAAAATTAAAAATGTTGCCCAGGTAGCACGCTGCCTGATGGGAACGTATGTTCTAAAATGCTTGCAAAGCCTTGAAAAGCTTGAATTTTGTACCCAAATGAAAAAATAAAAAAAAGCCCATTTTGGGCGAAGAAAGAAGGGATTAATCATTATGTCAAAAGTTCCTATGGAGTCAGTAGAAGAGTATGTAAGTGTAGAGGATAAAGATCTAACTGCTAAACAAGAGTTGTTTGTTAGTAAGTTTGTTGAAACTAACAACGCTACTAAATCAGCTTTAGAAGTTTATGATACTAATTCTCCAAATGTAGCTGGTGTTATTGGATATGAAAACCTAAGAAAACCTAATGTCAAAAAAGCAATTGAAGTCAAAAAAGAAGAAGTATTGAGTAAGATTGAGTCTGAAACAATGAATTTAGTCTGTTGCCTGTTAGACTTGGCAAAAAATCCTTCTGTGCCTGAACATGTACGAATTAAGGCTATTACTGACCTTTTGGACAGAGCAGACATCAGTAAACAATCTAAACATGTTTCTATAGAGGCAAATATGACAGTAACACCAGGTCAACAGAACTTAGCAAACAGGGCGAGAGAGTTGTTATCGAACGTAAACAAAACATGTTTAGAAGGCAATACTGCTGACGAATAGAACATGTGTTTGCTTCCTATAATAACCATTATGTATACTTGCCTTTTCCTGCCCTGGTTGCAATCGGTTCACTCTGACTGAATAGTATATGCGTTTTCGTGCCATTTAATGAAAGGAAATTCTTGCCAGTAGCTCCCCCTGGGGGGGTGGGGCTTCCATTCTGAGGGGTACGCCGTAACACACACATACCCCTACGTATCAGTATCCATACCCATATAAAACAATTTTTGCAATTCAAGAGTTATGGTTGATAATCACTATCAATAGCTTCTATTGCTTCTGAAACAGTATCAAAGAATCTCTCTCCACCTATAGCAGTTTTGGTCATGTACTTTAGGGTATCCCCTGCACTGGGGTCTGCGTGGTCTAGTATCCATATGGATATGCCTCTATGACACGTTACCTCTACCCAAGATTTTCCAGTCAAGACTTGTACATATGCTTTTCTCTTTTCCACTTTTCTACCGCCCTCCCTCTTTTAGTCCAGTGTCCACTTTTCAGGTAAACCAAGGGTTGACAAGTTCTTTCTTATACTTATTACGTACTAATAGTGTACCATACATTTAGTGGACTTAGCTACCATACATGTACTATTCGTTATTAGTCCAAGACTGTTCGGAAATTGGCAGTATGCGTTTTATCTTATACTTGTGTTTACCTTGACAAGAAGGGCATGTGCCGTGATTACGGCATGTTCTATCAAAATTGCGACTATCATAGTATGGGCTACGTTTATCTTTTCTATTAGGATAGTCCTTATCAAAACTCATAGCGTCTTACCTGTTGGCCTACTCATCAAATGAGCCAGTGAATACTCATACTCATGGCATTTTTTGCCTACACAAATTTTGTCAGGGCTGGTTGATTCTCTCCTACAATGTCTGCATCTAAACAACACTTTCCCAGAGGCGCTAAAGCGTGGTAGCATTTCCCAACGATTATTCATTTTCATTATAAAATCCCCTAAAAAAAATTTTCCAAAATTTTTAGAAAAATGACTATAAATGAAACGTGTTTACATTGAATAATGAGCAACATTTTGAGGCGTTTTTTTTGGCTTCGAGGGATAATACCCCAGACGGTTAATTTGCTGGCCTTGTCGGACGAATGAGTTAATTAGTGACCGCTTGTGATCGCTTCAGTGCTGTAAATATAGAGGCCTATAGGTATAGTATTTTCATACCTTGTGTGGGTACTATACCCTAGTTCCTCAACTTTTTCTTTAACGTGATATGAGAATATCATGAATGCAACGTGTTTGTTATCTACAATTTCTTTGATTCTAGATAGACACAGGTTTTTATCCCCTCCGCAGAGGGGATTGCACACAACAATATCTATATCAAGTTCTTCTACCATCTTTCTATACCAAAATGATTGCAGAGTGCTTCAATCTTATATTGAGTAGCAGAAGCAGCATTAGTATTTGAAGCAAGTCTAAATACGGCAGGGGGGTTGCTGAAGAACTCTGTTAATTTAGCCGCAAATTGATCATGTGGCATTTGCAAATTAGTTTTATAGGCTACCAACATAATCAGTGCTAAATTGTGTCGTTTAATATATTGTCTGTAAGCCAGCACAGGGTCAAGGTCAAGTTCCCCTAGATATTCAATAACCAATTCAATAGCTTCCTCGTTAGCAAATCCCTTTTCTCTGATAAGTTCCATGTAGGTTCTCAAAGTAACTGAAGCTGTTGATTTGATACGTTTTGACATTAGTCCCATAGCTAACAGTATATCTTCTTCGTTAACATGCTTTCTAAGCTGTGATTTACTGTAAGGTAAGTTCTCGAAAAAAGGCTTTTTTGCCAGATTACTCACAAACGTCATTACTTGCTTACCAGCTTTAGCCCTGGACAATTCAAAGGTAGTTAAGGCCATACCATTATTTAACCTGATGAACGTTTGCTCTAATTCTCTATCATTCTTAGGTGTTATCTCGCAAACACTAAAAGAATATCCCTCAATGTCTTCTTTTATGTCTTGTGGTAAGTCATCAAAATAGCATTCTTCATGAAGCCTTTCAGCATTTACTTTATGGAGTTTTAGATTATTGCTAATGAAATCAAAGACAGTATATAAGCGTTGTTGACCATCAAGGAAGTGCAGCACTCCATTAATCTTTACACTAAAGAGCATTGGGACAGGGTAGTCATTTATCAGACTATCAATAAAAAGAGATTTTCTTTTTATGTCCCAGACTAAGCCACGCTGAACCACTAAACTAAAATCCAATTCGTCGTTTTGATACATGCGAAAAAGTTTCTTAGCAGTTATTGTTTGTATTGAGCGTAACATGTTCTCAATCCTTCCTCGACATTTTTTTATTTATTAAAAATACAGTGGCAGCATAGGATATTGCAAGGCTAAAAATTATACCAATAGCTCCTATCCAGTAACCTCTATCAGCAATACATTCCTTTAGTAAGAATCCTAGTGCAATCCCTTGTATAATCATTCCTGCAATATTAAGCCTTAATATAGACAAGATCATATCATTCATTCTTCATCCCCACATAATAAGCCAATGCGGATTCTAGTACTTCAACAGTGTTATCTTCCATGCAGTATTTTCTTATAATGTCAAATAACTCTAAAAATAGCACAGGGCTTTGTCTTAAATATTCAGTACGTTTATCAACTGCAACCTCTTCAGTTTTACCATAAAAACGCTTACCTTTTTTGCCCCCGTAGGCTGGAGTATGCGCGACATATCTTGCCTTATTCACATCATATATAACTGCATATCCTCTAGGGGGAGCAGGGGGAATTAACTCTTTGTTTCTGTCTCTACGTCTTTTATTCAACATACGATCAAGGCATTTACGCCCACAAGTGGTTTGATTAATTTTGGGGTCTGTTATATCAATTCCGCATTCTACACATTGAATGGTTACCCCTTCATGGTACCTGATATTATATTTACAACCAGGGCAGTATTGAGAGGTAACGCCTTTCACACCTACTGTTCTTTTCATTTCTGTGTTGCATTGTGGACACATCATTTTAGCATCATCCCTATGTTAATTTGGATACAAAGACCATGAAAACGCACGTTCTTCATTCATAACATTCACTACTAAGTAGTAAATAGTGCGTTCTTTGTACAGCATTGAATATATCCCAAATAGGTCAGCATTATCTATGGCTATTAAAGTATCTCCTAGTGAGTAATTTTCTTCTTCAGGAATATTTGCAAATTCCTTGAACTTGGTTGTTATTTCATCACAATCCTTATCCATTAACTCTGTATACTGTTCACTAGTCAATTGGTTTATCTTTTTGTATTCGACTGTTATCTTTTCCATTGAAATCCTCCTTATGCTTATTATAGTAATTCACTAACATGTTGAAATCCCATTTCTTTCGTCTGCAAATCTCCATTAAGATTGCCAGCCTTGTTACTGACGTACTAATATCATTTGCAGTGGTAACTTCTCTTTTCACAAGATTAAAATGATGCCCTTTAATGTCCTTTAAGATTGCTTGGAACTCTTCAGTATTCATAAATTCGTTTTTTCTTTTATCAGCAATCTCAGCAGTTTTCCCTTGAAACTCTCTTCTAAACTCCTTCCCATTCTCAGTAATTTTAATTCTTGCTACCCAAATGTTTCTGCTTTTTTTCCACCATGCCATAATATCCCTACTTTGATAAGAAATGGACAATAGCTTTGTATAACTCTGAGTCTGGGAACTTATATAGTAAGAATCCCATCCCAAACCAGACGGAAATTATCAATAAAAACACGCATCCAATGAAGCTAAGAACAATTCTACGCATGAAATTGAAGAAGTTATCATTCATGATTCATATTTGCTTCTAAAGGAGAAAGGAGATACACCAGGAGGCCTATCAGCTTTAGGTTGTAATCTTAAAGTAATTGTATTTTTCTCTAAGTCAGTATCTTCGACAAAATCAAATTCATCACTGATTTTTTTAACATCTTCCATTAATTCTGCCGTAAGGACTACTTGTCCACCATTAATGTGTAGGAGATACTTGGAAAATGAATTTAGTCTCAGATACATTAAAAATTCTTCTCTGCTCATTGGCATTAATTATCACCTTCTTTCACTAAAATCTTTTAAATATTCTTGTAGTCATATCATCATTGATAGCTTGAATTAAAGTAGTTTCTTTGTCCCATTCTTGGATTAATACTTGCCCTTCAGGTTCTTTAATTTGGACAGCATAGTAGTTTTCCTTTTGACCTTCAATTATAGTAATGATATTTTCGCATTGCTCACACTTTACGGCAAATGCATAAGTTGCTTCAGTGAGAGGTAACTGTTTTACTGTCCTAAAAGTATCAACAATTTGTTCTTTAGTTAATGGGTGAATGTCCATTGTTTCGACAAATTCATCATACGAATAGAACATTTTGCATTGAATGCACTGCATTGTCTTGCCTCCTATAGTTCAATTAGCAGTAATTTACTTTCATTGTCCCATTCAGCAGTTAAGGAAGAACTTTTACCACTTCCAAGTATTTCATCAATATTAATATTTAGCTCACGATAGAGTTTAGCGCAGTTAAGAGAATTGCCACTGTTCTTATTAGCCCTAACATTAATTTCAAATTCATGTTTATCAACAGGTTTAATGGCTAAAATCTTTTGAATATCATCATATCCAATAATAACTTTTTGAGGTGAACCCATTAGAGCATAAGCAGTTACATTAATTGTAATATTACCCTTTCTAAAGGTTACAGATGGAGGCTTAGTAGGGATTGCCTTTGGATTAAAAAACTTAAAATTTAATGGTTTTTTCATTTTTACAACTCCTTTATATTCCAACTAGTACAATATCAGGTGCATCATAAGGGGTAGGCCAAATCCAGAAGTATTGATGATCATACTTATCCTTAATGGCTTCAACAGTGGCATGGTGTTCAACTCTATATGGGTTATTAAACCCTTTATGAAAGGTAATTACATAACCACCAGGGGGATTGTTGACAGTAGGGAGGGAGGGGTCATTTGAAGCCCATTTCCCAGACCATTTACGAATGACAGCAGTTTCCATATTAAAGTCTTCATTCTTTAACGTCTGCATTTCCATCATCCCTTTTAATATAGTAATTTTCTATTAGATAATGGTATCTGATATTTGCTTTTATTAACTGTCTGATTCTCAGATTACCTTTCTTTTTAGTCAAAGGTATATGATGTGGAATGATTTTTCTTACTTCTAGTCCAAAACATAACTCTATCATTGCACCAAAATTATTAGTTAATTCAAACTTAATATCATTTTTGACTAGGGAGTTATGAAACTTAGTTAAGACTAATGCTTTTTCCATACTATCTTTTGCTTTATTATACCATTTTTCATACTTAGCAGCTTTTTTTATTCCGTAAGCCATACGCTCACACTCATGCTTTAACCATGCAATATCCTGTAAATCTGGGTTGTTCTCATCGTCAACATGGTTACAGTCAAACCCATATTCACTACCCTCTGCATATGTTATTCCACCATGCACAGGAACATAAGTTAATATACCTCTATAACCCTTCTGCTTAACAGGGCGTTTGGGGAATTTACAATATCCACAGTAGTAATCAGGCATAGATAGCATTCTTATATTTAGGCCTTCGCGTTTTAGTCTTGCCCTTTCAAGTTCACTCAGGATATTAAGTTTAATTAGTTGATATTGTATGTTGTCTTTTTCCCAGTGGATTCTATCAACAACTCTACTCATTCTCTGCAACATTCCTTCCAGAAAGCATATCTATATGTTGTTGGCGCATTTTTTCTATTTGTTTTGCCATAGCCTTTTCAATAGACATTAAGCGTCTTGTTTCTCTAGCATACCTTATATCCATATACATAAACCAAAACCCTACAAAAAAGCCACTTAATACAAGAGAGCTAAAAATCATATTACAAATGAGGGCAAAGGGTGAAGTAGGAGGCATTGCAATTAAAATAACCATGTTGAAAACACCTGATGATAATTGTATGCCCATCATAATCCAAGTACTAACTTTGATATTAGCTAGTCTTCGTAAGTATGACCTTGCTACATTGTAGCTTTTAGGTTCCATCATTGTTTTACACCATCTGTTTTAGGGGTTTTATGAATAAGTTGAATAGAAATATCGTGTTTTGATTCAGTGACATTAATAGATTGTAAGTTTATTGCTTTAGCTGTAATATATTCTAAATCACTACGCTTGTCCAAATGTATTTCATAAACGTCATTTTTCAACATGTGATAGACCAACAGTGCTTTTAAACTTCTGTTTTCAGCAGTAACATTGTCAATTTTTTCCAAAACACTTTCCATTATAAATTCACCAAATTTATCCAAATTTATTCCCCCTTTGCATTAATATTTTGATTCGGTACATGTTTGCAAATACCTGCTTATGAACAAAAAAAATATTGGCACAATTGCCAATATTAACTAAGCATTTGTAAAAATATGGATAACATTATGCAATATGTAGCCCACCTCAACAAGATTCCTGTCGAAAAAGGTAGAAAATAGCTGAAAACTATAAACACCCCGAAAGTCACAGTAGAGAAAAGAGAAGCGAAAATAAACTTCTTTACACTTTCTTTTAAGTCGATTACATCTTGCTTTATTTCATGGTAAGAACTAAATAGACCATCATCTTTTTTACGCTCAACCTGGGGCTGTTTCTGTTCGTCTGGAACGATTTTATCACGTAGCTGCTGTCTGTTTTCCTGGCTTGATTGCCAGCTATTTTGTATTTTATCGATCAAGTTATTCGCATACACAGTATGGAGGTTCAAACATAACATAATCACTATAATCAATACCTTTATCATTTCCCACTACCAAAAAAACCGAATAAGGCATCTAATGCAATGCCTACACATGTTAAGAATGAAGCGAACGCGAGACAATCACCTGCAATCTGTATTAGTATGTTTAGGAACGGCTTTTTTATGATTTGCATTACTAGCCCCAAGATCAATACACCTATACCACACCCGGCAATAATAAATAGCAAACGAGCATCACTCTCAAAGAATATCTTATACAACATACTTTGATAGCTGGTCATATCCTCACACACTCCCTTATAATGCTGTCTAATGTTTTAGTGGTAAACCGTAAGCCATGCTTATTCTCATTTCGTATATGTTCCTGTATTTTTAATTCTCTTACCTCATCATATGTAATAATGTTAACTTCTGGGAATCTATAGGCATACTGTGTAAACCATGCATTACCAAGATTTTCAAACCATTTATTATACTTCTGTACTTTATCAAATGGGTTAGGGGATAAATCTATTTCAACACAATAGAACTCGTATTCCTTACCATCTGCTTTCCTCCACTCGTTTTTGGTGCTATACATTGCATCAGGCCTGATAATTACAAAATTTGGTTCATACATCCAATTATGCATCTTTACCCCATTTCTAGCACTTTTTTCTGCTAACATTCGACACCAATTTACAGCTAATCTATGCCCAATTTGATTACATTCAGGCTTCTTGTCTACGTAATAGTATAGCCTTTTGGCGTAATAATCCCTTTTGACTTTGCCCTTAGTTGCTAAAACCTGCATTCTACGTTGTGCCATACGAAGGGAGGGGAAGAATTGACAATGTAACTGGTTTATATCTAATGCACCATAGTTCTCTAAGTACTCAATTATTGCATTATCTCGCTGGAAGCATAATTCGTGGTTTGTCATTAGGAACAATCCCCCCCATACGTTCATTATAGACACTTTTTACTAACATAGCAGGCTCCTTTGGTACACTTAAACACATACTTTGAAATTCTATTTCAATATCCCATTTCCATATACCACGTCCTGGCCTATCAAAATCAAGCCTACAACCTCTGTCATTACCATCACCTAGCATCATATAGCTTTCTTCTTTCCTCAATACTGCGAAACATACACTTGCAGGAAATTGTGAACGTGTAGAGCTAAATCCAGTATAAAGGTCTGCTGCTGGACGTTGTGTACCACCAATTATATAAATACCAGCAGCGCGACTAAGTTTAACCAGGGAATCCAGCATTTCTACGCATTCTTTATCCTTGCCAATTTCGCCAATTTCATCAATAACAACAACCATAAACTTTATATCTGAGTAACCCATTTCTATATAGCTAGTAATACTGTCACAGTCTGCTTTGACCAGCTTATCATATACTTTATTCATATGTGCTATTATTTCTTTTAGTAAGGCGTTAGCCTCTTCAATTCGTACAGCAACCTTTCCTATGCCTGTTTTTTTGACATAGCTAAATTCTACACCTTGTTTCAGATCAATAACCATTACATCTATATCTCTAGCCATATATAGGCCAACAATTAAGTTGTGAATAAACTTAGATTTACCACTACCTTTAAAACCAGCAACCATTATTCCTTGGACTTTTGCTAAATCCTTAACCATTAATCCCCTTGGTGTATAGCCAATTGGAATTGGTAAAAACATATCTTTGTAACTCTCAGGGTTAAATTCAAACCCATACATGTTTTTAAGTGGCATAGTCATTACAGTTAGAATAGTGACATTGTTCTTTTTTTCTATTAGTATTGCTCCCCCTAATCTATCTTGGAACTTTTCAAAGTATGATGTAAACTCATCATGAGATATACGTCCTGGCAGATGCATTACTATAGTCCATTGATCTTTTACACACGTATGCTTTTTAGGCAGTAGTGGAAGAGTAATATTTGCTTTTCTTTTAAGTAACTTTCTTGCTCCACGATAGAAAATTCTTGCTTTTACTACTGATTCACTGTCCCATACCATTTTGTATAGTTGTTCTTTGTATTCATCGTATGGAGGGACAACATTTACTATACATGGTTTTAGCTTATGAGTATCCCATATTTCATCAATGAGGGCGTATAATTTTTCTATCATTTCACCATGCTTTAAAAATTTATACCTGCGATACTGCTCAATTACATCATGCAGGTATTTCATAGAGCCTTTGGTTTCCTTATTTCTTGCCATAATAAATCTCTCCTTATTTTTCTCTTATCACTGCGAATATTCTTGACAGCTTTTCTCTAAACTTTTGTATTACATTATCTGAGTACTCAGTCTTACCATTGCTATCTTTGGTGCTTTCTTGCTGATATTTGCTAGTAAGGGTAGAATCAAAGGTTTTATTTGTAGTATTGTCAGAGTTAACTTTCCCATTGTCTTCCTTCTTATTGGTGACATTTTCTTCATAAGTATCTGTGATACGCCAAGGTAGTTCAATTATTTGGTGACTACCATCTTTATCAATAACTAACCTAGTACGCATACCTTCTCTAGTTCTTTTGCTGGTAGTAATCATTTCGCTATGAGATTTATCTGTTGTCTCAGTGTTACCATTTCCTTTTTCAGTTACAATTTCATTATTGTTACTTGTTTTATCATTAGAGTTATTAATCTTACTGTGATTTTCATATTTGTTTGGAGAATCAACAGGGGATGGTTTATTAGGGGTCAACATAGCAGAGGGGAGTAGGTTGGTTAAGTAAAACATACCAGCCATAACAATAGGGATAACCTTCATTGCAACAGGTATTTCTAACATTTTATACACCTTCTTAAAATATTTTTA